TTCGAGCCAAAGCAAACAACAAATGCGACGGCTACCATCTGCCCCAACACCGAGACGGTGGTCGCATGAAGCACTCACTGTTCAATCTCGGTCTGTGCAGCATCACCGGCAGGATTACCGTCCTCGGCCTAGCCGTCCGCAAAGTATTGGAGACAGACAATGCACAACACGGAAGCAACACCACAAAAGCAAAGCAACGGGCGTGTGCAAATGCCTTGGGAGATTTTTTATCGTGGTTAAGGGAGACTGCCAAATGAGCAGTGATACACTTGTTGAGCGCATGGTGGAGTTTGATAACTTCATCCGTGGGCATGGGCCGATGGAAGGCTCATGGTTTGGCGACACTCGCTCCGATATTAAAGGTGCGTTTTGGTGGCGGCGGCTTTCGCCCATCAAAGAAGCAGCCGACACAATTGAAGCCCAAGCAACACGCATCGAGGCGCTGGAAGCTGCTTTGCGGCGATGCTTCAAAGGCGAAACACAGGCAGTGCGAAACGAACGTGTTTTGGAGGCGATTGAAAACCACAGGAGCAAGCCATGATCGAGAAGCTACTTGCAGACGTGCGCGAAGTCATACGCCTTGAATTTGCGCGACATGATTATGATTGTCTTGCGCCTTGGGAAGATGCAGCCGCGAAAGCAGCAATAGCAGCAACCTTTGCCTTCATCCGTGAACAGGCGTGGAAAGAAGAAGTTGTTGAGGCGCAGCAAGCAGTGTTTGGTCCAGACAGCCATATTCGTCCACCAGCGCGGCTTATGGTTTCTTTGATGAACAAGGCCATGCTCGACCAGATCGAAAGGACACAGAACGATGAATGATGCTGAACTGATTGCGCGGTTGCGGGACGGGCATGTTTGTTCTGTCGCCCAGAATAGCTGCCGCAACGGCTATGCCATCACACTCGCCGCCGACCGCCTCGAAACCCTCACCGCCGAGAACGAGCGGCTAAAGCAATTTGCCAAAAACGCGGAAAGGTGCGCCCATCACGGCTTGAAGGGAGACATGCTTGTCGCTCTAGGCGATATAAAACGAGAAGCCCGCGCAGCACTAAAGCAAGGGGAGCAGTGATGACAGACGATGAACTGCACCGTGCAATCCTCATTGAAGAGCGAAACCTAACCCTTGCAAGCAAGCTATGGGGGGAAGCACCTGAAACAGCCATAAGGACTGGCCAATGGGATAACGGCTCTGTTGTCAGGAGTTGGCTGCCAGAAGCTGAAAGGATTGTTCTGGCTAGGCGGGTGGAGGCTAACGACGAATAATTTTACATTTGCCGCTTGACATCATATAGGGCCTTCCCTATACGAATGGTTATGGGGGTTGACCCCGCCTTAGCAGGAGAAAGTAAGATGACCGCCACCATTAACGGCAAGACCTACCAAGCAAAAAAATCAAACGGCAAGTTTTTCTATTGGTCGCCTCGCGCTTTGCGCTGGTTGCCCGTAGCCAAAGCAAAGGTTGCGTTCTGATGAGCGCGCCTTGGACTTTTGACCTTGATCGAGAAGGGCCGTGCAACGGTGACGTTTTGGTCAAAACCGACAAGGGCCGTTTAGTCGCGTTAATATTTTCAACTGGCGATGATGCAAAAACATTACAGAGGGCGCGCAGGTTTTGCGCTGCCGTCTCCCCACAATGGTGTTGCTACTGTGGCGCTATAGTTCCCGAAGGTTCGGGCAATGAGTGCAGTTCGTGCAGGGCTGATTTAGAAGGCGCATTTGCGGAGTTTGAGAATTGGAAAAAACAAAAGGACGCCAATGACCCCCGCTGATTTCCGCAACGCCCGTAAAGCCCTTGGCCTCTCTCAAAAGGAGATGGCCAAGGTTTTGCGCCTGTCTGAAAAGAACGGGGATCGTTCAATTCGGATATGGGAAAGCGAAGGCAACACCGTTCCCGGCCCTGTGCAAGTGGCGGTGGAGTTTATGCTGGAACGCAAAGGGAACAGGAAAACACTGGAAAACTCAAAGCCGAAAGCCGCCCAATGACTAGCCTTTTCGTTAATTTGACTTTACCGAAGATTGGCGGATTTCTGCCATTTCTGCGCGATTTTGCGGAAAATACAGCCGCCAGTGGCGCGGGCCTCGCTATGTCGGGGAAAACCGCAATCATCCTTCTGATAGCAAATGAGATACGCGGCTTGGCCTTTGTGCTGGCCTTTTGGGGAGTGATTTGATGCCGACCATCTATCACGGCACGCCAATAACGCCGAACGCAGCTTTTGAGGCAGTGATGCCTAATCGCGCTGCCTGCATTAGCTATTATCGCCCTGATCAGGTCGAGCTGGCCGAGCGCCTGTGCCCGCAAATCATGTATGACAACGGCGCTTATTCATTTTGGCAAGCGGCACTGCGTAGCGGCAAGGAATGGGCCGAGGATCGCGACTGGTCTGATTATTATGCTTGGCTGGAACCGCGCCTAATTGAAGGTCGGTGGGCGGTCATTCCAGACAGCCCCGGAGCGCCTTCACAGATTAACGATGGTTTGTTGAACGATTGGCCGTTTGACCAATGGGGCGCGCCATTGTGGCACATGGACGGCAGCATTGAGCGCCTTGGGCGGTTGTGCGAACGATTTGAGCGCGTCTGTTTCGGATGGGTTGGTCGGTTTGACGAACGCACAGGCAAGATTGCCGATGATGAACAGGCGGTGGGGTGCGAGGCATATCATCGCCGGATGGATGAGGTTGCGGCATTTTTCGGCAACCAATGGCCCAACATACACATGATGCGGGGTGTCGCGGTTGTCCGCGACTATCCGTTTCACCAGCGCAGACAGCACATCACTAGGGCAGAACGGTCACAAGCGGGACAGCGCAATGGACGTTGCTTTGGGCGATCCTTGGCGCGGGAGAAAGGCTTATGCTGACCACTTGGAAAACATGCCCGCCAACGCCCGACGAGGCAAAGGCATTAGCCGAGCAACTTACCAGCAACTTGAACGGCGACGCGCTGCACAGGGCGTTCGATCAGGCGTCCAACAGCCTGCTTTGCAGCTTGGGCTATGGTGATTTTGTGGGCGCATTCATTGCCGCCACGGAAGGTTATCACGGAGAACATGGAAAGGCCAACCAATGACAGAGAGAAAAGCTATTGTTTCGTGGTTGCGGAGCGAGGCGCGGCGCTTGAAGCAAATGTCCACTGTAGAAGCTTACGGCCTAGCCAGCAGGCTTGAATGGCAGCAGCAAGCCAAGATTTTAGAGGCAAGCTGCAAGTGCATCGAGCGCGGCGATTACATCAAGGAGACAGACAATGCACAGTGACCTGATTGAGCGATTAGAGGCACCTTTCACGCCAGAGCAAGTCCACAACTTGAACGAGTATCAGCGAACCGGCGTGATGCACCCATTCACCTGTCAGGATAGTGCGCACGGCCCACTGATTGCGACTTGCGATGGCTGGATTTGCCGCAATCTCGATTGTGATTACACCCAAGATTGGGCGCATAGCTGGCCGCGTGGAGCATTGGCAGGCAGAGGAACGCGAGAAAGTGGCCGCGCTGGCATGGTGCAGAGCAAACGGCAATCCGCACAAGGAGTAATCCAATGACTAAACCAACACAGGACAAAGAAACACTGCGAGAAGCTGTTGCGCGGGCGATTTATGAGTGTGATATTGAAAAAGCCAGTTACGTAATTGGCTGGTGGCAATTCAGGCCAGACACCAAGCAGATTTACTTACAGCTTGCCGACGCAGCAATAGCAACAATGTTCGAACGTCTGCGAACGCCGAGCGAGGGGATGATTGCGACAGCGGGATGGCACTTGCCCGAACAGACCGATGACGAGAGTGTCGCCGCTGTCTGGCAAGCCATGCTCGACAAGTGCAAGCAGGAGAATAGCGATGCTTAAAGCAGACAAAAACTATTTGCGCTGGATTATGAAGAACCGGCCAGAGCGCGACAACGAGGGTATTGCTCTGGAGATTGGCTGCACACTAGCAACCGTCAAGAAATACCGCCGCGCATTCCAGCAGGAGAATAGCGATGCGTAATATCATAATCGCAGCCGGAATTGTGGCGGCCATATTAGCCACCGCCCTCGTATCATATCGCTCAGGGTTCAACCAAGGCGCAGACGTTGCTCTGTGTCTGGTTTCCACCTTCCAAAAGGAAAGGCCCAGCGAAGGTTTGGATATGACCAGTCCAAGCTGCCAGTCGGCCAAGCACGGCGAGAACAATCCTTTGTGGATATTCCGCCCCCGTCAGCAGGAGAATAGCGATGGACGATAAGACACTGGTTGAGCGGGCGCGGTCTGATTGGGATAATTTGCGCGTCTCCAAACTTTGGTGGGCGCAGACATACGGACCCGACCTTTTCAGCACAATCGAAGCCCAAGCAACACGCATCGAGGCGCTGGAAGCTGCTTTGCGTGAGTGCATCGACGTTATGGGGCCGCTGGCAAAATACCCAAACGTGAACTCTTGGTTGATACAGGCAAAACAAGCACTGGAAGGATCAGGCAATGGTTGAAGTGACAGAAGCGGATCGCGAAGCTGCCGCCAAAGCGCCCATGACATTTATTTCTGCGGGAGGAAAAACCGCATACGATGCCATTTGTAAAATGCTCGCCACCCACCGCATAGAAGCAGCAAAGGCCGAGAGAGATAGGCTGCTGGAAAGCGACAAGCTGCGCTTTGGTTCACCGCCAGAGCCGGTCGCCAATCCGAGTGCAAGCTGGTGTGAAGAATACGCCCGTTGGTATTATCAGGAGAGCAAGCCATGACTGACGCCATAATCCTGAAAGCCCGCGAACTTGCGGTTGAGAATATGCAGCCTGGCGTTGTTGTAGAACGCGCTATATTGAAGGGTGCTTATGATAAGGGAACCATCGTAACAAGATGGCTGCCAGATGCAGAACGGTTGGTGTTGGCTAATCGGGAGGAGGCGAACGATGAGTGAATCCGAGCAAGACAAGGCCGCAATCACGCCCGTTATCGGGATGCAGGGAACCGTCGCCTATATGACCAAAGAGGGCTTTCCTATTCTGCAACCAGAGACCGATACCAAGCCTGCCAAGCTTCCAATTTGGCGAAGGCTTGCGCGGGCCGTGCCTATATCGGCGGGCATTGCAATTAGACCAGTCAGGCGTTGGAACTAGCCACCCCTCTCCGCGCCGCTATTCTATAACTGATTTTGCCCAATTTTGCAAGGCCTCCAATTTAGCAAAAGCCTCTGCCGACAACTGCAAATCGTTTACCGGAACGATTGCGTATTCTTCAGGAAGCTGGGCAAGTCCACTTTCTCCAGCAGTTCCTTGGGCGGGGCTGCCGGTTTCGGGCAGATTGGCTTGTCCGGTTGAACGACGATTGTTTTGCAGCCAGCGAGAAAGGCGGGCATCATAATCAGAACGCAGCTTCTTTTCCAGTTCGCGAGCATCGTTCGCTTTCCTTTCATTCTCCGCTTCAATGCGGGCTTTTTCCTCTTTGGCCAGTTTGGTTGCTAGCTTTTGCGCTTGCTCAACCTTGGCCAGTGTTTCGCGTAGTTCGGTGTTTTCTGCCTTCAGGCCTTTCCAGAACAACGCGCCTTCGATCCTTGCCGTTTGCACAAGCAACAACGTGCCGAGCAGGGCTAAGGCAGTGCCGTAGAGGATGCGTTTCCAGTTTGCGATTAGGGCTATCATGTGCTATGTCCTAGGCGTGGCGTGAGCGTCGTGGATAGACACGGACTCTTTGAGGAAGCAGGACCGCAACAGCAAAGAGATGGTTTTCCAAGCAGCGGGCGAAAAAGGAGAACTAAGTTGGCTGGAAAAAAACTAACCCGCGTCACTTTTCATCACTCGCCTGCGCTTCAGCCGACACACCGCCTGCCTTTAGCTTTAGGTTCCTGATAGCATTACGCATGGTCAACCCAAGGCTAACCAAGGCCATCATGCCCACCAATCCATAGGCAATGTTGCCAAGGATCGTCAGGCGCTGTTCTTCCGTTCCTGCTGGCCAATCCCAACGGATAAGGGTAATCATCCATATCAGGATAAAGCCCGATGCAACGCCGCCTAAAGGCCAGATGATTGCATATAGCCAGTTGCGGCCTTCATCGTGCGTCCACTTCATTCGCCAAACGCTCCTTGAATTAGCTGGTGCTGGGCTATGGCAAGCGTGGCTATGCAATCGCGGGTATCGGTTTGACCCCAACCAAACACCTGAATGTCGCCGCTTTCATGCACCTGAAGGCAGACCATTGACACGGTGCGGTCATGGTCGTCCGTTTCAACTTCCACATTGTCAGCCGCGTGACGAAGCATTGCGGGAATATCCGCACAATTGGCATGGTATAGGGTGATAATGTCAGCGGTCACGATGCCATCTCCAAAGCATGAGCGCGCACATCTTGAACGCGGCGCGTCCAGCCCTTGCCGAATGTAAGGAACGTTCGCAGATTACGCAGGAAAGCCATACGGCGGTCACACAGCGCGTTAATCGTGTTGCGGGGGGATTGGATAGCTGCCAGCGTCTTTGCGCCTATAACGCCGTCCTGTGCCACGCCTAGCACCGCCTGGAGATACTTGGACGCCCTGCCCACTCCTGAATTGACGGCAAAGTCAAACACGGCATAGTCAAGGCCAGCAGGCAACAGATCAGCTTGCACCCTGTCCCAATACTGGAACTTATAGATTGCCTTGACTTCATCATCGGTGATGAACTTGACCGATTGCGCGCCCCTGCCCCGCGTTTTGCGATAGGCGTCGTAAACCGCTTGCGTAACGCCCCTGTTGGTAGCGCCTCCGGGGTCTTTCGGATGGTTCACATAGCCGCCCTCGTGGACTAGCACTAGGTCAAGGCAATGTTCAAAGTTGTTGTTCATGCTGCAAACGCCCTTCGTGGTTCGGGAACGTAGTGTTCGGGGTTCTTTGCCGAGATGCGATCCCAGACCTTCTCAATCGGCATTTTGTAGCGTCCGACATCGCCATAGGAGCGAGAGCGCAAAACCAGCGTCATGGCCTGCTTGGAGCGCCAGCCACCGTCATGGGCATGTTTGTCCATCGGCGCGAGATTGTTGAAGCTGCACCATTCAGCGCCCGCTAGTTCCTTGGCGCTAAAGTGATGGATATGCCCGCCATCAATGTAGCGAAATGTTGTTTCGCCCCAGTCAAGCGCAAAGTCGGTTGACAGGATTTCGCGCAGGCGCTCTGGCTTTACCTTATGGCCGTGATGCACCAACACCAGCGTCTTGCCCATGCGGTAGGCAATGAACGGGCTTTCATTCTGGAGAACGTGAACGCGGTTGTTGCCAAGCCTTGCATATAGACGCCTGAAATAGCGCGCTGCCCAATAGTCGTTCGTCTCGCTATGGTTGCCTTGGTTTATGATTACATCAACCGTTTCAGCCTTGCGAAGGGCCTTCTCGATGATGCTTTCCATAATGTCCAAATAGGCATCAATCATTTTGGGAAAGCGGCTGTCAAAGTCTAGCTGGTGGCCGCTGCGCTCGGTCATGCCCTTCATGTTTTCGTAGTGAGTGCCATCGCCTAGGTCGTTAATGACCATGCGTTCGCAATCGGGGGCCATGTCGATTAGATCGAAAGCGGCTTGCAGAATTTCCGCCTTCGCGATTTTCAAGTCAAAGTTAGCCCCGACTTCATCGTGATGCGCTAACATCCCGATGTGGGCATCTCCGATATTCAGCCACGGGATAATATCATGGCCATCAAAGGTGACGGGACGCGGCGGGGGAATGTCTAGCTGCCGTTCGGGCCTGTTCTCAATCGCCTCGACAATGGCGCTAGCCCATTGCTGGCGCAGGGCTTCGGCCTTAATCCAGATCGGGCGGCCATCGGCTGTTTGGGTGAAATGCGAATAGCCTTTGAGCGTGAAGCCTTCCGCAATCGGATGGTTGATGCTGGCTTCAGGCGCGTAGCCCCGCCGCGCAGCTTTTTCTTTAAGTAGCTTCAGTGTTTTTTGCGGGAGCGAACGGTGCGTTCCCATTGCCTCGGCAACAAGTTTCCCGCTGCCGAGTTCGTCTAATAATCTTAGCGTTTCCCTTTGCTTCTCGGTGTCGCAATAGTCGTAGAGTTTAGGATCGACATAAGGCATAACTACCCCTTGCTTGCGCGCCCCAATAGGAACGCCAGAAACAGAAAAAGCGTGATGTTTGGCTGAAACCACATGAGGAACGCGGCAGCCCCTAGGGCTAGTCCTCGGAAGGTTTGCGGCCCTGCCATCTGGCCTCAATCCAGTCGTAAATTCGCAGCAGCATCCAGATGATTGTCAAAAAGGATGCTATTGATGGCAGTAGCTTCACAAGCGCCCCCAACGCCAAAAAGGCAGCACCCGCGTCTAGCAGGTGCTTTGCCCCATCTCCCAAGTGGTCAAGAATGTGGTGCGGGCGCATTAGTTGGGCACGTCCACAGGGGTTCCGATTTGACGCCAATTCGCGCCGTCATACCAAAAGTCGATTGCCTTTTCGAAGCCGCTGGCGGGGTTAGTCCATGTCGCCATTTTAAACACGGAATCCCAAGTAATAGCCCCCATTGCGCCACCGCTTTGGTTGCTGATTTTGATAGTCATCCGCTGACCATCCGCAGGCCCTGTGGGCGCTGCCATTGCGATTGCCGCGTTGGTTGTAACCCCAATGCTGTGCAGATTGCCCAAACTTGCATCGACCGTTATAGTTGCGGCTTGCGCGTAAGAGCGCCGATTTTGGACAAGCGCGGTATTGGTCTTTAGCGCCCGCGTGGTCTTGCTGACAGTAAACGCTGAACCTTGGCCTTCAATGTATACATCGAAAGCGCCCGCGACATTTCGGAGCCTTACATCATCCGCCAAGCCTGTGGAGTTACGCAAAAGCACCGTGCAAGTCGTGCTGAACGGGTTTGCAAACTTGGCCTGATAAAAACCAGTTGTTATGCTGGTGAAGTCGTAAGACGTTTCAGGGCTATTCGTGCCGCCGCCAATCGACCAGTTGCCCGTTTTGCGTTCAATAACTAGCGGGATATATGTTGCTAGTGTATCGCCGGAAGTGCGCGCCACCATTTCAATAGTGAAGTTTGCCAGTTCCTCATCAGTAAGGCCCGCACCCAAGGCGCTGCCCTGCCCCAAGCGCCAAGACGTTTCACCGTCGATAGCCATATAATAGGATGCACGGCGATTGTCCGAAGAGGTGCGGGACGGATCGCCCACAGCAGCCAGTTGCGCGTCGTTTGAGACAATCCAGCCTGGATGCCATGCACCGCGAAGCCACATCGTGTTCCCATCGTGAATGCCGGGAGTTGGCGTGGTCTGCTTGGTAAACATCCAAAAGCGAAGCTGCGCGCCGCACTTGTTGCCTACGCCGTCCGCATCGCCAATAGAGCTATCTATGAGACAAAAATCACCGTTGGCGCTGGAAAAATCAGGCCATGTTGAAGCGTTGGTTGTTACATAACCATAGTCAATGTCAGAGTTTATGAAGCCATAACCCGTTAGCGCCGTGCTGAAGTCGGTTATGATCTTTTGAACGGCTGTCTTGTTGGCCGCGTTGGTTGAAGCCGTGGTTGCGCCCTTGTCCTTTGCCGAGACGACTTCGCGCATTTTGTCCTGTGCAGTGCGGGAAACGGCATTAGCTCCGCCATCGTTTGCGACAACGCCCCCAGCAATATCAGCCATCAATTGCTGGAAAGCGTCGTTTACCTTTTCGCGCTCCATGCCGGGGCCAACAGGGATTGTTCCTAGCGTCGTGTTGGAAGCTGCTGAAGAATTATAGTCAGTAATGGCCATTGCGTTTCCTCAAACGAAAAAGCCCCGCAAAAGCAGGGCTTGGGCTGGTCAGGTTTTTGTGTTATTCAATGCGGATGGATTACTTTTTAGCGTTTTTCGCCAAAGGGCTTATTGTGGCCGCAATTGTTTCATTCATTGCCACTCGCCATAATCGGCGCAGAAACAACTGAAGCCCCAGCGGGCGCACCGCGCCGCCCAAATATGCCGCGAGCCTTTTTGGCTTTCTTTGCCTTGCGAAACAGTTCGGCAGCCATTGCTGCGTCGGTATCAAAGATAATTGGGGCAAGTTCGTTAGCCTTCTTTTCCGCGCCGATGCGGCCCAATTCATCTTTGCTAAAGCGCCCAAGCACATTAACGCTGCTTTTTAGTGGCGCGCCTGTTGTCACAGCATCAAACGCCAGATCGCTTGCAATATTGCCTTGGAAGGCTTGGTCTTGCAGCATGCGCTCCGCAGTCGGACTTCCGCCAAGGATTTGGTTTTGTGACTTGGCCAAATCGCGCTCTAATTGATATTGGCGGATGAAGTTTTGCGACTGCTCAGGGAACAGCATGGATAGGCGCTGCTGTTCGGCGGGTGAACCCACAACATTAGTCCAGGGGTTGCCTTCAAAGCGAACCTTTCCAGCTTGGTCAACCATGTCAGAAATGCGGCCCAAGCGGAATTGCTCCACGCGAGCAGGCGGCATATTTTTAAGCGCAAATCCCATTGCATCCGGCGTCATTTTACGAGCGTCAACGCCCTGCTGGAACACTTCGCGCTCGGCTATCGGGCCAGCATAAGCGGCACGGGCAGCATCATAGCCCGGATAAAGCCTATCCATTTCGGAAACGTAATCTTTGCGTAATCCATTAATTGAACTGGCCAGAGGATCGCCAGCACGCTTCAAGGTTTCATAAGAGCGGTCAAAGCCCTGCTTGACATAATTGAGCGTTTGGAAGTTTGGCGTTGCGGTAAAAATCGGATTGCCTGCAACGTCGGTTCCAATGGTCAATGAGCCTGCCGGTGCGCGCTGTGCGTCCGCAATTTGCGTTGCATTTCGCATGGCGGTTTGCCCTGCATTTGTATTGAGCATTTCATCCAATGCAGGCGAGGTGCGCGGAGGCATTTGTTCAAGGGGCTGATAAAGCGGGCGGGATTGTGTGCGGGCTTGCTGCAACAAATCTTCGCTGCGTTGCGGAATATTGGCCACGGGGCCAAAGTCGCGCTCAACAGCGCCCACAAAACGGTCATATTGACCCATAGCGCGGGGCTCAAAGGCATCGGCTGCAATCTTGCGCGCCTCTGGCGAACGGCGCACTACAGCCCCGCCAAGCGCAGTTAAGCCTTGGTCGGCGTCCGCAAGAGACATCGGAATACCCAATTGCGCTGCGTTTTGCAGATTACCCAGCACTTGCGGCCCACGATCCCCAACGGCCTCGACCATAAGGCGGTCAGCCGTTGACAGTTTGGGCAGCGTTGCACGCCCGCCACCCATGCCAGGGATTGCGTTAACAAGGCTCATGGCGCGAGGTGATGACTGAATAGCGTTTGCAGTTGCCTTGCCTAGTGGCGCGCCAAGAACTTGCCCCGCTCCACTACCCGCAAGTGCAGTTGCACCCGCCGTGTAAGGGTTTTGATCGTTCGCAAGCGCCAAGGTGGTTGCATAGATTGTGTCGTTGGCAAGGTTGCGCGGGATGCTGCTACCCCAAGCCCCTTGCCGCGCCCAGTTAGGGGCAAAGCGCAATGCGGCATTTTGAGCAAGTGCACCCGTTGTGTAAGTTCCTGCAAGCAGGCCAGCAACGTCGCCACCAAATGCTGCAATTGGATTGGCTTGGCGGGCCGCATCCGTTTCAAAACGCTGCGCCGCAAGGTTGGTTGCGTAGTCATCTGGCCCGAATATGGCGGCAGCGCGGTCGCCAAGGCCAAAGAAGGCATTTGCGGCAGTGCGTCCTACGGTATCAATGGCCCCGCCAGTAGTGTCGCGTTCGGCAACGCGCTTTTCCAGCGCCATGTTGTAAAGCTGCTCGGCAAGGGAACTATCGTAGCCGGTGACGTTGGCATTTCCTTGGCGGATTGCTTCAATTGTTGCGTCATTGCGCTCTGGCGGAGGTGCGCCAACAGACTGGTAAAAGTTGCGAAGGTTGTCATAGGTGAAGTTAGGATTGCCGCGATTGGCCCGCATAAATGCGGTTATTTTGGCCTCCTGATCGGGGTTAATTCCGAAATTTGCTTGCAGCCATGCTGCGCGGTCAAATCCGCCATCTGGCTTGGCGTAGTTAAACTGAATATCAGTGCCAGTCGGCAAGCCGCCAGTCATTTCAGGCATACGCGCTTCTAGTGCTTCGGACTTTTTGCCGAGCGCCAACGAAATTTCCTGTTGGCTTAAGCCTGCTTCAGCGCCAAGGCGCTTATAGTAATCTTCGGCGCGCTGCAAACCGTTCAAGAATGTTGGCAAATCTTGGTCAAGGGAAAGATTTGCAATTGAGGCCGCCATACGGCGCGCTTCTTCGGGAGTGCTTGCCAAACTGGAAACGCCGCCCTGATTGACTTCTGCCATCTTTGCAACTTGCTGCTGGATCAAGTCGCCCATGATTGAATCGGTTAACCCTTCAAGGGTTGCGCGATTTTGGCCCAAAAAGTTGCCGACTACAGGGTATTCGGCGGCATTGCCTGAAAACTTGCCAACTGCAAGAAAGTCATCAGCCTTTGCGCGCGCATCCTTGATTACTTTTAGCAGCCCCTTAATCTGCTCCGCACGATTTGCATTTGCCGATTGCTTTTTGTTAGTTTTGTTCTTTTGCTCTTGCGCCGCTGCCTCAGCAACGGCAGCATCCGCCTCAGCCTTACGAGCGTCAGCCTGCGCCTTGGCAATAGCGGCGGGCAAAGTTGCTTGCGTGATTTGATTATCCAAAGACTTGCCGGTCAAGTCTGCTTGCGCCTTTGGCCCTTCATAGGGGAAAGTCGGATTAGCAGGCATTTGCGGCGCAGGGCCATTTGCGGGGCCGATAGTCACAAGCCGCCCATCAGCTTGGCGCTCAACAATGTAACCATTAATAATGCGACGTTCGGCCATTAGCGATACCTTCCGCGAGAATTGCTTATATCAGGAGCCTTGCCCCATCCGGGGAAAGTGATGTGAATTGCGTTGCCATTGGACTTGATGACTTTTGCGCCAGGGTATTGGCGCTTGACCATTTCGATTGCTGCGTCCTTGGACATTCCTTGCGGGACGGCAAAATCCAAACCGTCGCCGCGAACATGCGCCCCGCCTTTTGTTGGCGTTAAACCTTGCGCAAAAAGTGCCGCTTGGTGCTTTTCAGTCCTAAAGCCACTTGTTGGCGTAAAGCCTGCTTTTTGAAGCGCGGGGATTGGGTTAAAGTCAGCGCCGAAACCCGCCAGTGACGTTGCCGCCACTGCCTCCCGCCTTGTTCCAGTCGTCATCAGTAAAGGTCGGCAAGCCGCCCTGCGGAGTATCCACACGGTAAAAATTACCATCAGGCCCTTGTCGCCAGACGGGTGGATTGACTTTGTTTTCCACTGCCTTGCGATACACATCGCGGCCTTGTTCGCTTCTTGGGTCAATTCCTGCGCTTATCATCCATTCAGTAAGCTGATCGGGCTTGTTATCCTTCGGCTCATTGGCCCATTTCCAGCGCAAGTCTTCACGCGCCTGCATACGCTGCTGCTGGGCAAGTTGTTGACGTAAGCGTGCATCTTCTTCCTGCATCCGCCGTTCGTGCATCATGGGCGCATACATGGGTTTACCGCCGCCAAGCGTTAGTAACGTGTCACCCAAAATACCCGCAGCCGTTTTCACGCCGGGTCGCTGAAAAAAGCTTTGCTTTTGGGTCATCTGCTCAACACCAATGGGCATTGCAGAAGGATTGACATCGCCCATTTCAGCCATGCGCTGATTGAAGCCGTCGCCAATGCCAGGGGTGTCCCAAGGCTGGCGTTCGTATGATGGCTTGCGGCCAAACATGCCGCCAGTTCGGAAGCCTAGTGCCATTTACAACGCTCCATAGTTTACGGTTGCATAGCCTTCGATGACAGGCCCAAGCGCCCACGGACGCAGTTCAGCCACTTCATCAGCCATCACGCCGCGCTGGCGTCCGGCAGGCATGTAATCGGCAATCTGGCCTTCAATCGGCAGATAATCCCATTCGTAAATGCCAAGGCCGTCAGGCAGTTCGCCAACTTTCTCAACATTGGTTTTCAAGCGCGCATCTGATCCAGCATAAGCGCCAAGGCCCGTGCCTGCTGCCTGTGCAAGCAAACCGCCAATGTCCTGCTTTTGCGTGGTGGTGGTCGTGCCATAACCCCCCGATGCGTTGCGGACGTTGCCATTCAATGCACCAACGCCGATCCAAGGCAATTCAGCGGCATTGTTAAGCAGGCCTTGGCTGCCGCCCATAAGCTGCTGGGCTTGGCCTACAGCGTCGTTCTGATAGCCGCGCTCCATTGCGTAGTTTTGGAAGCGCATCTGGTTTTCAGCGTCGGCAAGCTGGCGGGTTAGTTCGCCAGTGTGGTAATCCGAGCCGTAACGGCCAGCCAGCGAGAAGTTGCTGTTGACACGATCCGAGACGCTATCGCGGGTGCGGTTCAGCATTCCGTCAAGATACGGGTTGCCGTTCAAATAACGACCAGCAAGCGTGTCATTGACAAGGCCTTGCGCGCCCATGATTCCAGCTTCGGCCCCAGGCGCAACGCGGCCATAGGTGTCCATCTGCATACCGGAATATTTGTTAAGCGTCGGCTGCTGCTGGTCAAAGACTTCGCCCGACTGTTGAAGCCCCTTCAAGATATATGGCTGGGCTGGTGCCCACGGGTCGTTCTTTTGAACAGTCTTCGTCTTACCCATTTGCAATGTCCTTCATCAAATCCTCACCAACACGCACCCAACCGAACCGCTTAAGATGGCGCTCCCATCCCTTGCGGCCCGTTACTCTCATCCACTTCATGCCGGATTCTTTTGCGGCCCGTTCAATGACCGCCAGATATTTGTCAGACGCATTCACAACGCGCCCACCACAAAGCCAAAGCTCCAATGTGTCGCCATCGCGGCGGCTAACCAGCGCAGCCTCATCACTCATCCATAGTTGAGCGTGTCCGCTATCAATCAGCTTGGCGCATTCTTCCCAAGTGTAACCGCCCCGTGCGAGGGCTGGCTTCAAATAGCCCAAAGCCTTCTGCCACTGTCCCGCCGCTGGTGACGGGACATAGCCGAAAGTCATACTTCAAATTCACCAACAATTTGCGGGCGGCCACCTGAAGGCACGTTACCGCCTGTAGAGCCGCCAACCTGCCCCGGCTCGGTCGGTTCCGTTACCGTTCCGCCTGTCGAAACAGTGCCACCCGGCTGCACTTCCTGCGTTGTTGTCAGCGGCGGGATTGCCAAAACATCGTCATGGTAATCAGGCAGTGCAAAGGTCGCTATCCCATCACCGCCAAATTCAGTTCCCAAGGCTTCAAATAGCTGCGGAAAATCTGCAATGTTCAATGTCGATCCATCGCAAAGCAGATGGTTTGCAATCGCGTTTGTATTGGGCCTTAACTTGAGATCGCCAGCGTAAAGCACCCCACCACGCTGCGCTGCAAAAGCGTTTCTAACCCTCCGCACAAAGCGCGGCATATCCAAATCTTGCGGGGGAATTTCAAATTCGTATGTCGTCTTAGTGCAAATGAACACGTAAACGGCGGTTGTCATGTAAATATCTTTCGATATTCTATAATTGCACCGCCTGTAAATGTTGCGGTTCCGCTATTTTCCGCAACTTCAACTTCCAATCCTTCAAATGCAGACGTAACTGTCTGGTTTATAGCTTCCGTAACAGCAACGCGGGTTGTTGATGAAATAGTCTCGCCTATTATGAGTGTTGGCGTAGCGCCTTCATATTTATAAAGGTTCATCGTCCAGTTGCCCGCTGTGTTTACAACGCCATACCAAGACGCACGGGTCAAATAGATGTCGTAAGTCCCGTAACAGGGATGCGGAAGACGCCCCAAAATCGCGCTTACGTTCAAGCCCGTTTGGCCATCAAAAATTAGATTGTATTTTGTAACAGAAAGCCAGCGGGTTCCGTCATATTGAATAAATTCGGCTTCAGTCGTGTGAAAATGAAGATCGCCGGAAGAAGGGGAAACAGGAAGGCTTGAGCCTTTGGAAAAGCCACCTGCGTTGGCATCGACATAAGCCTTCACAGCCTTTTGCGTTGCTATTTTAGTGTCGCTGTCTGCGGCTAATGTTGTGTCGGCATCAGAAGCAAGCGTTGCAACAGTCCCCAAGCCCAGCGTGGAACGTGCGGCTGTCGCGTTCACGTCGCCAAGCAACGACAAGCCAAAAGCGGTTGCTTGACTGTCATCAAGCTTGCTGTTGAGCGCGGTTTGCAAATCAGTTTGAGCAGAAAGCGTTCCGGTAATTGAACCCCAAACGCCACCAGCGTCACCAGCAAGTTCATTGATTAAATCAATTACCCATTGAGGGCGCGGGGTAAATATGGTCATCGGCCAGCCCCCGGTTCACCAACAAAGTTAATTCCCTTGGCATAAGTCCAAGTCGTCGCTGCTGCGATTTGGAACGTGGGCCGCACAAACCTTGCTGAAAACCTAAGCGGCATATCGCCGGAAGTCGTCAGGCTGTTAAAGGCCGTCGAACTTCCGGCGTCCCCAAGGCGCTGCTTCCCCAACAGCGTTAGGGTAAGACCTGCTGCTGCGTCCGTATCCGGTCGCGCCATACGCAAGCAGGCCCGTTGCCCCCTGAACAACTCCAAATCAGTCCCCGTGAACTTTGCAGCCATCGGCGTTCCTGAAAATTCGCCAAGTTCATCAGACGAATTGAATACGTAAAGAAGCGGTGCGCCGCCCTTGAAGACCGGATCGTCAAAGCTAGGCAGTCCAGCGCCGTCAATGTCGGTGTCATCCGTCATGTCAGGCGGATAATCCTCATCCACCGAGATTGCTTTTGTGACGCCTGAAAACACGACTGAGGATGCCAAGGGAATGGTTGCCCACCTCTGGAAGCCCCAATGATACATCCAAACCTTATCATCCATCGACACGATGAAAATGCGGTTCACAGGGTCAATTGCCGTGGACATACGCGTCCAGTCGTCTTGCCCGTAAAGATCGCTAAAGGTGCGGTCTATTTTCTCCTCACCGATGGGAATGGGTTGTTGACCATCCCACATCATCCAGCCGTTGTCAGACAGGAAGAAAGCTAACCGGCCCCACTGGGCAACCGAGTGAGTGGTAACGCATCCGACATTGTTGGAAACTACGTTAAATTCAAAGATGATGTTGCCGCCGACATAATCCATGCGGCGAATGCAGTTCCTTTGAAGGATAACCCCATATTCACCCGACAAAATGCCGTTAATTCGGCCTCCATCGGGCAAAATCTGCCTATCAGACTGTCGCTGTCCGCTCGTCCACCATTCGGCGTCATTGATGCCCGACCAACCCAAATGCGTAACCTTGCCGTTGCGGATGCCGCCAACGAGGAAGTCCTTTACAACAGCCAAAGTTTCAAACTTTGGCGGGCTTCCACCCAATTCAGAAACACTGTCAGCAGTCAGGTCAATCTTGACCATCGGGTCAGTGCCGTTTGTCGCCACTGCCAAGCCGCCAAATTGGGCAAAGCGCCAGCGGCCTTCACCTAACAGGCTATAACCCGTTCCAATTGCCGTCCATGCTCCCGAATAAGCCTTATACAGCGTGGTATTCGTTCCAGCGACAATATAGCTTAGACCTTCAGGGCTTGTGAACGTAGCCCCGCCCCTTGGATCGGATGGCATCGCATCATATAGCTTTGTAAATTGCCCTACGGGCCGATAACCATCCTCAAGCGGGAACACGCCTTCACATTCGGTCAATATGTCTGGATTGTTCGATTTCGCCTTATCGGGCGCGAACTCTCCAAAAATCATATACCCCACCCAACAACAGGGCTGCGAAGCCGCATCGGGCCTGACATGCGGTAACGGTTGCCAGCGTCAGCCAATTCGGCAATGGCCTCGTCAAGCGCGTCCTTCCATACCGGCAGGCGTGCATCGTTCCACAAATAGGCTTCAGCAGCCAACAAAGAGCCGTAAAGGTAAATATCGGGGTGTTTTTCCAGCAGCCAGTTTGACGCGGTTGATGCGTTCAATGGCGGAATGGTCTTTATGTAAGTGATATTAAGTGTGTAACTTGCATCAGGTGCAGGGCCAAAGATGAAGGCTCCGTTCTCAATCGCAAACACGCGGGGCTCGCCAGTCGTTTGGTCAGCATATTCCGAACGCAGCACCATAGGCGAAACTTGCGTCAATGGCTGGCGTGGATCGGTTGTCAGATGGATTGACCGCAATTGCCAGAAGTCAGAAGGCAAGGCCAAGGTTTCGCTTGAAACGGTCGATGTAACCGTGGCCTCGCGTTCCGGCGTGACAATGATGCGGTTAAACTTGCGTTCGGCAAGCGCAATCAGTTCCGGGATTTTGGCCGTCAGGTCAGAACGGTTTAGCCATTCGGCCAAAGACGCCTTCAGTTCTGTCCAAGTTCCCGGATCTTCCGACATCAATCCACCCCTTCGATTTCGTCACGGGTCAAAGGCTCAGGCGTTTTTCCAGCCTCTAGTTCCTCAATCCGCTTGTTGTATTTGGCGCGCAGCTTGCCAGACTGTTCCAGCCACTTTTCCTCTTGCACTACGGCATGAGCATTGGTGACTTGGGTTTTCATAATGTGGCCGACTTGCCAGCTAACGCCGTGATCGCAGTAAACCTTGACGCCTGCGTCCCGTAGCTTGCGGAAGAAATAGACATCTTCCCCAATCATGCCTTTGTAATTGTCCGTAGGCGTAAACATGAACAGCGGCAGGAAGGTATCTTTGCCTTCTTCCTCTGCCTTCAATTGCAACTGGTCAAATACGTCCATGCGGACAAGGCACAGCCCGAACCCAAGGTGCGAGACTTCCTCAAGGACATTGTCATGTGCCTTTTCCATAGTCGTATAGACTAGGTTTTTATGATCCTGCCCGTCATCGGTTGTGACAATCTTTGCAGCCGTTGGAGCCGTTGGTTTGCAGCGCCGTGCATAGTTCGCGCCGACTACCTGGACATTCCTTGCCCACAATCGGCAAAGCGCATCGGCGGGAAATGAATGGTCGGCATCGCACCATAGCATGTAGTCAGCGCCCCAATTCAGGGCTTCGGCAACAAGGCGATGGCGACTTTCGGTCAACATCGAACTTGATACGATGAAATATTCCAATTCTTTGTCGTAGTCTTCACCGTCCGAATTGGTCAGCTTGGCTTCGTAAAAGTGCTTGGACATCATCAAGAGGCTTTGCATGAACAAAACCTCAGGGTCGCCGTAAGTGGGGATACAGACGGCAATTTTAAGGGATGGCATCAAATAGTGCCTTTCGTTGTGCGGAAGACTTCATTTGCAGGGTCGTTTGCCCATTTTCGCCAAGCGTCCTCATCGTGGAACCAGCCCTCAATAAGGGCCTTGTCCAGCGTGGACTTGGGAATGAGTGCAACCCTTGTAAAATCCTTGCTCGGCTTCCGTTCGGACAGGATTTTGGCGGCCTTAATAACCGGATCGAGGTCTTGACGGTGCTCAATGCGCGTTTTGCCGTCTTCCTCATGGTAGATGACTGCTCGGCGTTCGTTGCCAATCAGTTCAAGAAGTGCTTTTTTGGACATGCAGCCCCCTATGAAAAGGGGGAGAGCCGAAACCCTCCCCCTCCATTTCAAGCGTGTTACGAGGTCGTAAGGTCGAAAACGCCTGCGTGAGCATCAGGGTGTCTCATCTCGAGCGTATATTCGGAGATTATATCCCTCGTGATTGCGTCACCAACGCGGCCCAGTTCCTGCGGTTCAAACATACGCAGGCCAGCAACCGCAACCTTGGTGGTGTCCACAATGAACGCATCGCGGTCACGCTGCGAACGGTTGGGAACAACCTTCAGCACGCCGAAGTCCGAACGGTAAAGTTCGGCAGCGCCGTCTACAACGTCCTGACGCACGACAACCTGCGAAGTTGAACGACCGGTGAAGGTCGAGAACTTCTGCTTGTTGAACGGGCCAACCAGAACGAGGTTCGGTTCACCGCCATCGGTGAATGCGTCAAGAACAGCGTCCTTCAGCATATCTTCGGTAAAGGTGCGGATCGAACCAGTGGTCGCATCGGTTGCTGCTGCGGTTGCCGCAGTCGAGTCTGCACCGCCCGTGCCACGCGAACCATTGCCCGACAGCCATGCGTTGAACGAACGCAGGGTGCGTGCCGTGGTGGTGCTACCAGCGTTCTGGCCGGTGTTACCCAACAGGATGGATTCCATGTCGCGGCGAAGCTCAAGGCTCTTGAGCGACATCTGGTAAGCCATCATGTCATCGATGCCTGCCGGATTGGTTGCACGCTGCGTGCCGGTAACGGTCGCATCGCGGCTTGAAATCTGGCAGTGGTTCTGACGGCGTGCAGGTGCAGTCGAGGATGCACGGGTCAGCGCATCACCTTCAAGGCGTGCGTTGGTCGTGTTGATGCTCGAAAGCGCCTGAGTTGACCATTCGTGCAGAACCGCAGTTGCCTTTACGCGGGGCACAGCGGTCATGAACGGGGTGTCAGACGGGTTGATGCGATAAACCTGATCTGCGAGGTCTTCGCGGTTGGTGGTCACGTCATACGTGGCCATTGCGGAAGTAACTTTAACCATTTCAAAAATCCTACAAGAATTGTTTCCAGACGGCTGCGCCTGCTTCGACGCTGCCTTCGGTTGCCAACCTGTCGGATGCCTTGCGCATTGCCGTGGCCTTGGATGCGGAACGTGGAATGGTTACACCGGGCTTGACTGCTGGCTGCGCGGGCTTTGGTGCAGGGGTTTCCTTCACCTTGCCTTGTGCGCTTTTGATGCGGTCATATTGCATCGCCTTCCACGCCATATGCATTTCGGCAGATGTCACTGCGCTAAGGTTATCAGCCTCGAACACAGATGACGGAATGCCCTGCTCAAGTGCATATTGGACAATATCGGACAGCACTTGCGGGGCCTTTTGAGCGTCAGCAAGTTCGGGAACGTCAGCCATAAAGCGTGGACGGGCCACTTCCTCAATGGCTGCAATTTCTGCCTGATATGCGCGGTTAGCTTCTTCGGCCTGCTGGGCGGCTAATGCTTGCCGCTGCTGCTGAAGTTGCTGGACGATTGCAGACTGTTGCTCATATTCGACAACAGCCAGATCGTAAGCCTCACGGTTGTAATTTCCTGTTCCCGCTCCATAAGCACGCGGGTCAGGCTTGACAGGCTGGACAAGGCTTAGAACCTCATCAATTGCCTGTTTGTAAGCATCACGGTTGGCATTTGCCTCCGCCAGTTGGGCTTCTGTTTCCTTCCTGACATTGGCGGCTTCTTGGAACTTTTGATTAACCGCTTGTTCGCGCTGTGCTTCGCGTTCGGCTATCTTGCCTTGCGCTTCTGCTGGCAGCGACTCCCACAAGTCGGCGTCTTCTTTGCTCCACGATGTCGGCATTTTGGCTGGCTCTGGCTGGGCCTCATCGGCTGCCTCGGCATCAGCTTCAATTTCGGCATCGTCTTCAGCCTCAACTTCCCCTTGCGGTTCCGGTTCGGCTAAATCTTCTTCTTCTGGCTGTGCGGAAGCGAAGCGCCCCTGCTCATCACGGGGCTGTGTGTCCTGTCCAAGCGCAGCCTTGAATGCGTTGGCTGCGTTCTCAAGTTGCACGTTCGGGTCTGCTGCCATTGCTGGCTGGGCAGTGTCACTCATGTCATGTCCTTAGATTGTGGTCGGGTCAGTCGCGGGGTGCGTGTTGCGCCATTTCCGCTAACTTGCGTTTCACTCGATCCAGCGCGGTCAATTCCGCGTGCAACCGTTCGCGTGTGCGCTGCATCTTGGCAGCGGCCCATGCGTTGTGAATGTCTTGCTCAACTTCTTTAAATGCTTCGCCTAAAACACTGTCTTCCAAGGCAAGACGGGCGCGGACACCCCTTGCGCGTCGGTCAAACAGGTTCATTCAGCTAAATCCCCGCCTGGACGGTTCTTGCTGATTTCAACTTTAGCCGTGGCGTCAAGTGCCGCACGTTCGCGGGCAAGTTCGGCCTCCATCGCCATTTTCTCGCGGGCCAGTTCAATCTCAAGCGCGGCCTTTTCACGGGCCAGTTGCGCTTCAAATTCAGCCTGTTCGCGGGCCAGTTGCTGCTTCATCAGCATTTCTTCGCGGGCCGCATCCAGTTTAGCCGCTTGCATCTGCTGTTCACCTTGCAACTTGGCAGCCTGCATCTGAAGTTCACCTTCAACCTTCATCTGCTCAGGGCTAGGCTGTTCCTGCTCAGGGGCTTCTTGCGGTTCGCTGATATATTCATCAACCGACTTGATGCCCGCAGCGTGGTATTTGCGCTTGACGGCGTTATAGACGTTTTCGGCGCTAACCAGCGATGCGTAAGGCGATTGCGCCAGTTCAGCCATCGTCTGCAAGATGGCATCGGCCTGCATGATTTGTTCGGAACGCTCACCCATTCCTAGGCCCACGTTAATGGTCAAATCCATTTCGGGATTCCACATGCGCGGGTTCATCTCAACCCATTGGTTGCGCAAACGGATCATGCGTGCCTTGGGTTGGTGGCGAACCAGTAGCTTCAACACCAGTTTGAACAGGTCGCTAACGCCCGTTTCAGCAAAGATGCGCGCAATCATTTCAGCGCGGGCATTCTTGCCGGACATAATCTGCGCAACTTCTGTTGCCGTCATCTGGCCAGCCTTCTTCAAGGCGTTGGTGTCTAGCCCCTGCCCTGCACGGCTAATTCCTGACCGTTCTTCCTGCTGCTGTTGCAACAGTTCCATCATCATAAATGACTTGTCAGCCACGAACGGGACGGATTCGTAACGGATCGGAACCGAACCCTCTAGCACCGCTGCGCCAGGGGCGTTGTCCATCAGGCTGTCAGCGGTTGAACCATCAGCACGCTCGGCCCCCATCGGGATGTGCGGGCGCGGATTGTTGGCCTTATACAAGTTATCTAACATCTGCCGCCACAACACCGACGCAATGCGCTGCAAGTCAACTACCTGGTCAGCCAACGACAGGCCGATAACCTTGTGCGGCATAGGAACGGGGCAAAGAACGGCAAAAGGCGGTTCTTCGACCTCCTCATTCAACAGGATCGTATCGCCAACCCGCATTACGCGGCGCAGTTCGGCAATCCCGTCACCATCAAAGTCCACGCGGATATATTCATCCTTTAGCGGGATGATTTCCTGTGAACGGTGCGGCGTGCCAAGCTGGCGGTCTGCCGCCCCATAGCGTTCATCTTGATAGCGCGCTTCCTCGCGGCCAGCCTCTTTGCCTTCACCCGAATAAGCGGCCAGCGTGTCCACTATGTCAGGGTCAAAGCCCATTTCCAGCAAGTCAGAACGGGTTACGTTTGACGGCGCATGGCATTGATACACCGCGTCCTTGATGGTGCGGGCATAAGGGCTGATTTTATATTCTTCAGGCGGAATAACCTCGATTTTAACCCGTCCGTCAGCCACAATGCGCGAAACGCTAAAGGTTCCGTCACCATTATCCTGTTCGCCATAGTAATCCGGCGCTTCACGGGCTTGCAATACGCCTAGCGCGTCGGTCAGGGCCTCTTCGGGATAAGACGTGTCCTCCCACCATACCTTGATAACGCCAATCTTGGTAAGCAGCGCGTCCTTGAACCAGTTATGAAAGATCAGAAAGCCGGGGTTGTCACAGTTAATGACGTAGTTGACATATTCCGTTGCCTGCTCGGCCTGCTCAACATCTTCCGGCCCACGCGGGCTAAACGAAACCGTATCTTCGGCACTGACAAACGGCTTCAACACCGCAGCCATTGCGTTATCAATTACGATACCAACCGTGCCGTCAACAACTTGGCTTTGTCCGGCTACCTCATCACCGAACGGGCGGCGATAGTAGTAATTGATTGCCTTTTCCTGCTGGCTGGCAATCTCGTCCCATTCCTCACCAACGGATTGCGCTTCAAATTGCTGGCACAGCGCGGCAAGTTCGCCTTCTTCCATAGCGTTGCCCGCCGCTGAATCCACAGCGGTCAGCGCGTCTTGTTCAATCATATAAAGATTTCCTTATACGCGTGCGGGCTTATGTGCCTTCAGTGCAATCCAGTAGTGGCCGCTCTTGCGTTCGCAGGCGATGGCCTCAAAGTCGCCCTTCCACAGCCAGCGGAAGTCAGTCATTGGCGTCACGCCAACCTGTTTGACATATTCAGTCTGATCCAAGAAAACCAAAGTCTCAGGCGCAATCACGCGGGTATGCGACGGGTCAGCCCATGCCCACACATCATCCCATGCAGGGACGGTTGCGTATAGAATGCCCTGATCCTTCAATACCCGGTAAATCTCGCCAAAGTGTCGGAAGAACGCTTTAAAATCGCCCTGCTGGCCTAGATGCTCAAGAACCTCGTATGCATGAACGCCGTCAAACTGGTCGCCATCCACAGGCCACGGGGTAACGTCCAAGTCATGAACAATGTCCGCCCCGCAGTTCGGATCGTGGTCGATTGTTACCAGTTCATCCCATGACAGGTTATCATCGAATGTCAGTTTCTTGCGGCGGCTGTTTCCGCAGCCAATGAGAAGTTCACGCATGGCCTAAGTAACTCCATGCAAAATCAATTTGGCGTTCTCGACGCTTTTTGTGTGCCGCATAAGTTAAAGCTTGCTGCCATAACTTTGGCGGCGTCACTGCTTTTTCTAGCGGCGTCAGATTTGTTACTGTGTTGTGCAACCAGTCAATCACGATCGGCCCGTCTTCAACAACAGCAGCTTCCATGCCAATAAACAGTTCACGCATTGAACGCTCTAAACACTTCGCGCTGAAAAAACTCCGCGTGGGCAGTCGCCATTTCATGCGCGCCAGACCGACGCAAACGCTTGTCACGCGCAGATGTCTCTGCCTGCTCTTTATCCATTTCCGCCCACAATTCGGCGTCGCTCATCTTTGAATAATCTTTTCGCATCAGTATGTGCACCCATTGCACGGGGACACTTGATGCCGTGATAGCATCTTAAGCCTACGCTCCCGCCAGTGTGGCGCGTTGTAAGTCTCAAATACCCCGTTGTTAATATCGCCAATCGCATGTTCACCCGTGCCGTCCATGCAGCACAAGCTAACCTTGCCATCAGCGCAAATCGACAATTCAAACCAACGCCCGCAAGGCGCGTCAGGCACTACAGCGTCATTCGGCTCGGTGTAGCCTATCCATCCATCTCGCTTGATAAGGTGGACTTTAAACAAGGGCCAGCGTCGGTTAACGTAGGCGGCAAAGGCGTTGTCTGTTTCGGACGGTATGAACGCTTCCCGAACACGCGATACGACAACATCCCAGCGGAAAGTTCCCGCCGCGACCTTCTCATGTAGCAAGTCCAGATTCTTGCATGTCCGTTCGAAGTCCAATCCCATCAGTTGTTTATATTCATCGGGCCTGTGGTCATTCAGGCTGATCCACATATGAACTACTCGCTCTAACCCGTTCACCCCGTCAATATGCTTTTCAGTCAATGCCGAACCGTTGGAGAATATCCGCAAATGAGCGCGGGGCAGTTCGCGATTTACCTTTTCGCATATCGCGATAAGCCGCTTGTCCAGAAACGGCTCATTGACCTTAAACGGCGAGAACATGAACGGCCACGGATGGTCTTTCAGTTCATCGATAATCTTGTCTATCAGTTCGTCCGGCATCTTTGTGCCGATGCGTTCCAGTGTTGTGTATGGACAGAATGTGCAAGACGCGTTGCACTTGGCAAACGTCTCCAAACTGATCTCATGCGGCCAGTCTAGGTAAGTGTCGCGTAAACTCATACGATGCCCCTGCGAAGGCCCGTGATGATCGGTCGCGATGCGCTTACCTCCTGATGGCCTACTGCGAAATACCTTGCTGCGTCCGCATAATGGCTTGTCCAGTCATGCAGCGGATGCGTTCTAAATTCCTGCCGTTTGTCATCCCATTCACGGCGATACATGCGAAGGGCCTCCACACCCTCCTTGCACTTGCCGGCATCAAACCAGCAAGTCGGCAACAACATGCGCAAAGCCTGTATGCCGTCAGCAATCGGGATATTAGGAACAACCCTGATATTGTTGAGGCCTAGCCCCTCAAGAACTTCCTTGCGGCTCTTGCCCGTCCCTAGTTCCCGAACCTCGACATCGTGCGGCAAATAGTGATTGCCGTATAACCAGCCCCGTTGTTGAAGCTGGGCAACATACCAATCCAAGCCGACGCCTTCACCCTTCAGACAGTCAATGAAGCGTGTTTCGCGGCCTACAGTCTGGATAAACCAAACCACAGTGCTATCCGCAACACCCAAATCCCATGCGGTGTGCGTCAATAGCCTTGGATCATGCGGAACAGATGTGATCCGCTTTGGTTCGCTTGCCTCGGCCTCGTTAAGCTCCTTGGCATAATATGCCCCGCGAACGGCAGCATCGAACGAACATTCATATTCCTGAGCATATTCATCGTCCGACATCATCTTGCGAGCGTCGGCCAATTCTTTTGCATCAAGCAAGCCAGTCTCGGACGCACGCAACATTATGCGCGTCCAGTCTTCATCCCCTTCGGCTTCAACCCATAGCTTGTAAAAGGTGTTCTTGCCTTTTGGCGTTCCAATAAAGATTGCCCAGCCTTTGCGGTCAGACAACGCCGGGCGCAAAACCTGTGTCCAGATGGTCGGGTCCATATCCCCAAACTCATCAAGCACTACCCCGTCCAGATAGATACCACGCAACCGATCGGGATTATCTGCGCCGTAAATGCGGATGCGTGCACCGCCCGGCAGTTCAACCCACAATTCGCTTTCGTTTATCTTTGGGCTGAGAAAAGCCGTGTATTCCTTCAGGTAAGTCCAAGCAATGTCTTTGGCCTGATTCAACTGTGGTGCGACATAGGCAAAGCGCGGGTTAGGCAGTTTGCACTTTGTTGCACCCATTATCAGTTCATTGATGTCGGCAACCGTTTTACCCGCACGGCGATGCGCAACAGCAATGGCCCAACGGGTTTGACGCTTGTGAAGCGGCAGGAATTGTTCTCGAACCTCGTAAGGCGAGACTAATTCAACCGTTCTCATTCAAGCCCCGAAACACCACTTGGGCAATTACAGTGCCGTCATGGCTTGCATTGACCTGAAGCGGCAGCAGCTTCGGATAAATGTTAGTCCAGAACGAATGTTCGTTCTTTGGGTCTTCCTTTGCCCAATCCACAAGGCGCTGCGAACCACCCAATTCCTCGGCAGCCTGCGCTATTGCATCCTTAGCAATCTGCGTGGACTTGTTGAGGCTTCCTTTAGGACGCCCCTTGCCTGCGTTACCCCTATTCGGGCCTATTTTAGGCTCGTCACTCATAAACCCTCGCTTTTCCGCTCTCTTGCGAGTGGGCGGTCTTAGGTCCAAGAACCAGATGGCGGCGTCATGGGTGTCCATGTGCCGCTTGCCGGTGTTTCGGTTGTCCAGTTTTCAGTTGTTGGTGTTTGTGCATCCCATGATGAAGGTTCAGGGGTTTGTGCGCTCCATGTGCCTTCAGGCGGAATAACTATTGAATACCCTACTTTTGAAGTAGCGCCAGTAATTAACGAACCCTGTCCAGCAAGCACGCCAGTTGTGCCGTGCGACACTGGCAAGCGCGTTAGGCTGGCCGAACCCTCAACCGTCGATCCTTGGCCTTCCAGCGCGCCCGATGTGTCAAATAGGCGGTAACGAAGGCTAATCCCCGTTATCTGTGCGCCTTGGGCTGTCAGAACGCCGGTTGAAGCGTGTATGCGTTCCCTTGCCGCAGAACCCGCAACGCTTGAACCTTGCCCAGTAAGGCTGCCCGTTGTTGCGTGCGTTACCGTCGATGCCGATCTGTCGGCACTGCCCGCAACAGTTGAACCCTGCCCCGTTAGTGCGCCCGATGTGGCAAAAGCCCTGAACCGTGCTGCCGAACCCGAAAGCGTCGGGCCTTGGCCAGTCAGAACCCCGCTGGTTGCAAATGCTCTGAATCTTGTTGCTGACCCGACAACCGTTGAACCTTGGCCCGTTAGTGCGCCATCCGTCGAATGGCTGACAACAGGGCTTGTGCGATTTGCCGATCCCGCAATGGATGAACTTACGCCAGGCAGCGCGCCTGTTGTTGTGTGGTCAACTACCGGCCTTAGCGCCAGCGTTACCGCAGACCATGAACCTGTATTAGTTGACGTTGAACCGCCAAATGCTGCCGGATCATAGCTGCCGCTAGTCCAGCCAGTGAATATTGCGCCGCCAATGTTTGCGTCGTTGGTGGTTGTTGTAATCGTTGCGCTGCGAAAGTGGTTTGTCGTGGTGGACATGCCCGCCGGATTGGTAAACACCGCACCCGCAGCAACCGCCGCACCGCCAAAAACAACAATCCACGCGCCTTGCGTAACTGGAACAATCGCCGCCGCATTGGCAACGCCCGTATTGATTGCGCCCGTTGGAACAGGCGTTGCGTCCATCGGCTCAACTTGGTTGACACCGCGAAACACATAAATTGCATAGGCAACGCCCGCTGTGGTGGCAGCCGATGCCGGAATATCAACCGAAGTGTCAGGGGTTGAACCCATGAACTTGCGGCTGACAAGAAAGTTACTGTCGTTGCTGTCATCCCGATAATCATCGGTATGCAGCGCCGTGTAGCCTGTTGGGGTTAGCTGCGCTTCCGTCCTGTTGACGTTGTTAGTTGCGTTCTCAACCGCCACCAGCACAAGGTCGCCCTGCTGAAGCGTTGGTTGAACGTTGCTTTCGTTGCGAAGGTTTGAAAACGCAATTGTCTGTGCGCTTGTGGCAGCGTGCGTGCCGACATGACTACCAACAAAGGTGATAGGCATGTCTTAAAGCCTTATGCGCTAAGGGCCGTATAGGTCAGCGACGAACAGCTTACAGTGTCGCCAGCGTTGACGGTAAGCCCGTTGGTCATGTTGATGTCAGATGCCGATGCCGCAACAGCGCAGTGAATAACAACCGTGCCGCCACTGGTCTGAATTGTAGCCGTTGCAACCGCCGAAGCGTTGCCCGTTGCGTTGGTGTCGCTGGTGATCGAGTTTGCCGTTGCGGTTCCAGACGATGCCGCAGCAAAGCCGGTTGACGACATGGTCAGGGTAGCAACAGCCGTGCCAGGCGCACCAACCGTGCCCGATGTGCGAAACACCAGACGCGGGCTAGTGCCCAAAAGTGCGGTAACAGCATCGGTAGCTGCGTTGCGCGCCGCAGTGCTATGGGTAACAGCCATTAGTCCGAATCCTCTTGTTCTTCAGCAACAGGCGTGCCGATCAATTCCACAGTTTCGGTTTTGCCAGTTTCCTTGCGGACAATCTCAATTGTCATGCGCAATTCGCCAAGTTGGCCTTCAAGGTCTGCCATCAGCTACCTCGCTTCCAAATTGAATAAGCTGCAAGCACGATAAAAGCCGCCGTGGCGATAAAGCCAAACAGCGCACCAAGTATGAATTGCAGCATGAAGTTAACCCCCGTCCGCTTGCCGGACGCTCTTGCTATCATAGCTTTAGTGACGGTTCGCCGGAGGGACGGGGGAAGTCCCGAAGGACTTATAGAAAAACCCGCCAAGCACGGGGAGCCTGACGGGCTATCTTGTCTGCGTTAGACGCAATACGAAACAATTAACAGTTCGCATAGACGATTACTTTTGCAAAGTCAAGCCCGCAACGCGCTCCATGTCGTTTTGTATCTGCCCCTTCAGGCTTGCCACCGCAGCGCGAACAACAGATGGCTTTATACCTTCCCCGCAAACAGAACCAGACCGCGCAAAAATTGCGCCATTGACGTTGTGCGAAATTAAGAAGACCAATTCGTCATCTTCGCGCCAATAAGCCGTCCTCACCGCACGATCCTCCTTGCAGCCATACGCAATTCCATCTTTGCCATCTGCATGGCCTTCACTTCGTTAACAGGCACCAGCGCAATAAACTTGCCGTTACCGTCATAGCGCTCCCTGCATCCGTATTGGTCAATGCACCATTGGGTTAGCGTCTTGTCTTCAACAGCGATTGCGCGGGCAAGCTGGCGAAGGCTGCCCAAATCCCGCTCGATGCGCGCCGTTTCCAGTATTGCGCTTGTGATGGCAGCAGGCGGCCCCATGTCACCACCCTTGACGCTGAAGTCCAAGCAGCTTTTTACCTCGCTGCGGTCTGCCAGTAAGGCTTGGCTTCGATAGTAGGACAAAAGCAAATGCTCTTGCGGGGTTATCTGATCGCGCTTTAGCATTGTGTCGATAACAGGCACTAGACGGGTTGCCATGCCCATGCGTTGCGTTTCTTGCCGTGCTGCGCGCTCACTAGTCGGGATAATCCGCGCCTCGTCGTTGGCGGCCTTTTCCTGCTTTTCGCGCTTCTTGTCTTTTTTGCTGCGTCCGCCCTTAGCCATGCCCTATCCCCTTAAAGTTGCTTCCGTAGCCGTTAGTTTGAGTGCGCCGCCTGACTTCTGCGCCGATGATGTCCCGCGCCTCGCCGCGTGTCTTGCAGTCATAATCAAGCATGATGCGGTCTAGGATGAAGTCGCTGTGCAATTCCTTGTCGGTGTAAGACCGAACATCCCGCCAGTTGTGGCGAAGCATTCTTGCCCATGCGCCTGGATGGCTGCCGTTGCTTTCGGGATCGTCAATCATCGCCGCGCCAACTCCGCATCGCGATACCAGCGAACAAACTCTGGCTTCAGCTTTCGATGGGCTGCCGTTGTCTCAATGTTCATTTTGCGAAGTTTCATTGTGTCGGCTTTCATGCAGTCGATGATGAATTGAGTTAGGGGGAAGCTATGCTTCATCCGCTTCCAGACGTTCGGTGCGTATTTGGCCTAACAAGCGGGTGTTTTGCTTTTCAGGGGCTGCCAGCATCTTGTTGTCGCCGCCTAGGTGGCGCAGCGCATAGAACGGGCTGGAATAGTCAAATCGCTTGGGGTTGGTGATTTCTAAGCATTCCTTGATTGACGGAAAAAACGTGCAGCGCGCCTTTAACTCGTCGGTCAAGGCTTCCAGCCCTTCAGGCGACAGGTGACCAAGCGATTTGAAGTAATCAGCAATAAGCCACTTCTCAGCTTGAACGTCCCCACGGTCAGCCCGCTTGAACAAGGCTTCCCAGCGGCGGAATGTTTGCAGGAAGTGCTTTTTGCGCTCCACCTCGTCAGCCAAGAAACTCGATGCCTTCGTCGATTGCTCTTGCAAGGCTGCTACGGCGGTCACCGCTGCTTGTCCGATTTGCTGTGCCATTTTTCGGTGCCCATTCGTTTGCGTTTCTCAGCCAGTTGCGGAAGGCTGCGTTCCAGTCGTGCTTTGAGGCCCTGCGTCCAGACGCCCCGGCCCAGTAATCCCGGAACTTGGACAACTCCCGTTCCAGCATCCCCACCGACCAAGCGGAAACCATCGCCTCAGTTTCGCCAGTAAGGGGATCAGGCTGCCAATCAGCAGGCAAGCGGGTTGCTTTGCCCTTGGGGGCTAAGGAAGCTTTAGCTTCCGAAGGGGAATTACTGGGGGTATGATTATTATCTATAGGGGGGTCACGCGTGACGTCACGGTGTGACGCATCAGCCTTCTTGTTTGCGCGGCAACGGCGCTGGCGCTCGGCAGCGGTTGGGTCAGCCTTAGTTTCATTGGCTGCCACAATCTCTGCAACGTCCGTAAGGGTAAGCCCCTTTTCTGCCATAAGGCGCAAGGCTGCTGCGGTTAGGTTCATAGGATTTGCACCACAACCTTTCCGCCCTTGACGGTGTCCCCACGGCGGATCGTGTATTCAAAGCGGTAATCATCCACGCCAAGCAGTTGCGCGATTGCGTCAATGCCCTGCTTTGTCATGGCAAGCAGATTGTCCAAGTCACGGCGGCGATTGTCAGGCGCACAATATGTCATATCCAGCATGACAGGGCCGTCTTCGCTTACGGTGTAACCCTTGAGCGCGTTCAGGGCGCTGTAATAGCAATCAGAGCGATATTGGCAGGCGGCTTCAGCCTTGCCCCTGTAATCGCCTTGGGAGCCGTTGCGAGATAGTTTGGCGGGTGGCCAGGGCAACTCGATAATCATGCCAAGCCCTCCGAATAGCCAGCCAGCTTCGGCAAATTACCGCTTCCTGAAATGCCATTGCGTTCCATGTGCATCTGGCAGCCGTGCATGATTGTGGTGTGGTCTTTGCGGCGCATGATGCGAGCGATTGCCGGGTAACTGTTGCCACGTTCCCTAAAATGCCAGTAGCAATGATGGCGGGCGCGAACGACTTTAGCATCGCGGCGGCGGCTCAATACGTCATGCCGGGTTACGCCGTAGCGCATGGCTATCAGGCCAATCTGGTCTGAAGGCGTCACCGTGCGGGCTTCCCGTACTTGGCAACGTGTTGCGCTTCCAAACAAGCAACAATCTTTGGATGGTGCTTTCGGATTGCGGCGGCTAGATTGCCGATAACTTTTGGCTTTGCGCCGCGCATGTCGGGGTCGTGTCTGCAATCCCATTTGCTTGGCTGGCCTTGGCCTTGCATGTATTTGCGCGGCATTTCCTTGCGAAACTTGGCAATATCAGCCTTGTCGTATTGAACGCCAAAGCGGTGCTTTATGTGCGCGATAATGGCGCTATCATCTGATATGTATGTAACAAGATAGCGGCCTAGCGCGGCGGGCGTTGACGGGCTTTCGTAGATGCTCATGCCGCCCTCCGCAGCGGGTCATTTGCCCATGCGCGAAGCTGTGCGGCGCGTTTACCCTGCCGGATGCGTTCGCCTTCGATTATGCGAACCTTGCGGCGGCGGCGAAGTGTCAAGGATAGCTTGACGTTTGCTATTAGCCCCCCCAGCATGGTTAAGCGTCTCCACGCGCCATGCGGACAGCCAGTTGAGCAGTGCCGCTTTGCTGGCCTTCAAACTTTTCTGCGATGCGCTCTAATCGAGCCGTTTTAGCTGCCAAAGCATCGGCTAGGCGTTGGTTGCTGGCTTGGCAGTCAACCAGTTCTTCTTCGATTACATTGCATTCCTTGCAGGCATCCGTGAAACGATCCCAGTTGCGCTGTGCCAGCTTGTCAGCCTTGACGTATTCTTGAAAGGCATCGTCAGCCTCTTGCTGTGCGGCCTCAATTGCAGATGCACTTGCCCAATTGGCTGCGATATATCCCAAGGCAAAAGCGCCTGAGGGTATTGCTATGGTCAGAAAATCAATCATGCGGCTACTCCTCTGATTTTGTCCGCTTGACGAACGATGGCCATTGCAGGGCCGATGTGCGGACGCAGGATTTCGGCAACCTTCATGGTTTCCCGATGATCGCGGTTGCCGTCTGTATTTGCTTTCATCAGTTCGCTTGCGCCGTCACAAAGGCCAGCAGCCAAGCTAAGGTCGGGTTCGGCAGCGTCACCGATAGGGACAAGCTGGAAGCCATAAGCCGCCGCTAATTCGTCAAGGACGGTTGCGTCAGCCTTCAGCGCGTCGAACAGCGCCTTTGCATCAGGGGTTGAACCGGCAAACACTTTATCCAGTGCGCGGGTTGTGCGGCCCATGCGGTCTGCAAGGTTGCCGCGCCCTATCTTTGCAGCCACGCGGGCAAGGCCAGCGACAATAAGGCTATGGAACGCGGATTCAGTCACAACCGAATTTTTCGGAACGACAGGGTTGAACAAGTCAGCCATTGTGGGCCTCATGGAAATGACGATGAATGAAAGAAGTGGCGGGGAAAAATGCCCCCTTCCCCGCCACAAGTGTTCCACCGGCTTGAGTGGAGAGATGCGTTTCGGAGCCGGTGGCGAAAGTCATTATCGCGCCTCCAAAAAGGCAGCGGGAACAGTCAGCCCTTTTTGCTCGGCAAGGGCTGCTATTCTGTGGCGAAACTTCCAAGGAATGCCCCGAAGTTTCCAATTGCCCACCGTGTTTGGTCGCTGGTCTAATTCCCGCGCCACCGCCGTTGGGCCTCCCAAATCTGTTATGAGTTGTTCATCCATGAACCCCTATATCACAGATTGTGATTGCCAATGCAAGAGGTAATTTATCACAATCTGGGTGGCGCGTTGGATTTGCCCCTGTGGCAATATCACGACATGGAAGACACAGATAAAAACGGCGGGCCGAACTTCCTTAAAGAGTGGAGGGCATTCCGCCACCTATCACAGCTTGAACTCGCAAAGCGGGTCGGCACCACGCAACACATGATCGCTTACTTGGAAAGTGGCGAACGAGGCTTGTCAGCTAAGTGGCTAAGGAAATTAGCCCCTGCGCTCGAAACAACGCCTGGAATGCTGCTAGACCACGATCCAAACACGCTGGATAGCGACATCATAGATATATGGGTGAACGCCAGCGCGCGGCAGAAACGCCAGCTTTCCGACATAGCGCACGCGCTTGTTAGGGACGGCACAAATGGCTAACGAGTCGGGCGCATAGAACTGCGGTTATAAAAAATAATCACAATTCGTGATTTTATAGCTTGACCGCCTAATCACAATATGTGATACCTGCATTCCATAAGGAGTGCAGACAATGACCGAGATTGACCGCCTATACACCGAAGCAGCCACCGCGCTTGACGCTATTGTCAAGTATCGCGCTGCCGAACGCACCCGCAATGCCAAGCTGGAACGTATTGACGTTATCACGCTTCGTTATGCCTCACCGAGCGATGATGTTTGGCTAGGCTTCTGGAAAGCACTAGCCGACGCCGTGCCGGAAAATGACGGTATCTGTCAGACCTTCAAAGACACCTGTGATGACATGGGTGTTGACGAAGAAGGCTATCCCATCACCGAAGATGACTATTCCATGAGCGATGTGGAGTTTGACTACCGCGCCGCGATTGGCTGGCCGCAGGGGTTCCGCGCATGACAATGGATAAGCTGAAACCGTGCCCGTTTTGCCAGTCCGCAGGCGTTAGCCTTAGCTACTCAACCGACCCGACAGGCGAAACCATTAACGGACGTTTTGTTGAGTGCGAGAGTTGCGCTGCAAATGGCCCTGTTTGCGGCACCGAAGCCGAAGCCATCACCGCATGGAACACCCGCACCCCTAACAGCGTGATTACTGAACTGGTGGAGGCTGCGCGGGACGCCCACGAAATGCTTGCGCGCTATTGCGGGTTTTTGGGCACGATAAACAGCGCAGACCTTGAGGTTCACCCATACATTCCAAGCGTCGAGGGTGCGCGCGACGGATTGGCCAGCGCCATCGCCAAGCTGGAGGCAAGCAAATGACCTACGCAATCTGGAAACCCGAACATGATGGCCATGCTCCGCCCAATTGGCGTGAGGGGATGAAGGGCAATGGTGACGAGCCCTATTGGTGGGTAGGTCGAGCCTACCTTGTTCCGGCTGAAGCCGTTGGTGAAAGCAGCGAAGCACTCAACAGCCCGAATGACGATGCAAAGCCCTACGAATGGCAGGTAGATGCTGCGCTTCATGTAATCCGTAGGCTCCCCGCCGAAGAACTGGCCAAGCACGGCATAACGCTTGCTCCTGAAAAAGATTGGGCAACGGAACTGTGGGCGGACATTTGGGAGGCGCGAGGCGAGCCGAGCTATGCAGGGTTAGTGCGAGACGGCCATGTGACTGCGACAGATCGCTCCGCAATCGATCTTATTCGCACCCGCTTTGAACAGATGAAGGGAGAGCAGTGATGAAGTGGCTATGCAAAATGTTTGGCCACACTCGGCGGCGGGGTTGGTGGGGTGATGGGCTATATGGCGATGTTGTCTCTTGCGGACGCGATGGCATTGGCTCCGAACACTTATGCGTCAGATTAGAATGCGACCGCTGCGGAGAGAAATATACCGCAGCCCGTTTCTACGAAGGCCAAGTCACAAGGATAGCCGAAAGGAGCAAGCGCGATGACTGATATTCTAGCTTTTCCACAGGGCAATGAGTGGATGGATGCAGAAGGAAATATGCGCCTTATCCATGAAGGCGGCATGACGCTCCGAGACTATTTTGCAGCAGCGGCTTTGCAGGGGATTTGCGCTTCGCAATTCATAGCAGATCACGCACCGAAAGGCGAGGCCTCCGCAATAGCAAAGCGGGCGGGCGAAATAGCCGACGCCATGATAGCCGAAAGGAGCAAGCGCGATGCTTAAGCTACTCAACCGCGCTCGTGAAGGCCGTGAGGCAATTAAGACACTAAAGACACCCGCACTAGAGGGCTTGGCAGTTGTGCTTTTCCCACTCGTGCTGGTGCTGGCAGGAGCGCCGAAATGACAGGTGGTTTCAGCCAGCAAGTGCGCGTCCTGCAAAGCACTTTCCGCCCCTACGTCACCGACGAGGCTTTTGATGCACTCGAACAGGCCGATGGATTCACACAGCAAGAGTTCTGCGAATGGTTTGATGAAACACACGAGGATTTAGCAAATGACTGACACAGGCATCACCAATATTCGAGGCAAGGAATATCACACTGTAGCCTTGCGCGTGTCGAAGTTCCGCGACGCTTGCCCGAACTATGCGCTGACAACATCGGTTGTGGTTCGCGACCAGGAATGCGTCGTGATGCAAGCGCAGATTGCCGACGAAACGGGCCGCATTGTGGCGACAGGCCATGCAGAGGAATATCGCACTTCGTCACAGATTAACCGCACCAGCGCGCTTGAGAATTGCGAAACCAGCGCCATTGGTCGCGCACTGGCAGCCTTTGGATTTGGCGGCACTGAATTTGCATCTGCCAACGAAGTGCAGAACGCTATTCACCAGCAGGATAGCAAAGGGGCGGACGCTGGACAAAGCAGTAGCACGGTTAGCCAGCGTCCGCCTGCCAATGATAGCGCAACAATCGACCAAACGCAATTCGGAGTGCTTCAGGCGCTAATCGAAACGACCGGCGCTGACATTCAAGGCATCTGCAAAGCCTACAAAGTCGAAGCACTGAAAGAACTTGCTGCGGCAGACTTCCCGCGCTTGCGGGCGCAGCTTGAACGGAAATTGGAGAAGAAGAATGGAACAACGAACTGATGACTGGTTCCTTGCCCGTTGTGGCAAGGTGACTGCCAGCGCGATTTACAAGGTGATGGCGCGCACCAAAACAGGATGGGGCGCCGACCGGGCTAACTATGCCGCGCAACTTGTCAGCGAACGGCTAACCGGACGTCCTGCCGACAGTTTCACCAATGCTGCGATGCAATGGGGGATTGATACGGAAGCGCAAGCCCGCGCCATGTATGAACTTGAAACCGGAAACGGGGTTATTGAGTGCGGCTTTTTTGACCATCCCGAAATTGCCATGTCGGGCGCGTCACCAGACGGGCTTATCGGCACTGACGGGCTTATTGAGATAAAATGCCCGAATTCAGCAACGCACATAGCAACCCTACGCGGCGCTGGCATTGACGGCAAATACATCAAGCAAATGCAATGGCAGATGGCCTGCACTGGAACGCAATGGTGCGACTTTGTCAGCTTTGACCCGCGCCTGCCCGATGAAATGCAGATGCACATCACCCGCGTTGAACGCGACGAAGAAATGCTCGCGGACATATCCGCGCACGTGACCGAATTTTTGGCAGAGGTTGACGCAACCGTTGCCGACCTAACCGAACGCTACAGGAAGGCAGCATAATGTCAGATATAAACCAATGCACATTCACCGGACGCCTTGGCGCGGACCCTGAAATTAAGTCATTCCAGAACGGCGGGCGCATTGCCAACATGCGGCTTGCGGTCGGCTCTCAATGGAAAGACCGCAACACAGGCGAACGCAAAGAGCGCACCGAATGGGTGAGCCTTGTGGCTGGCCAAGATGGGCTTGTTGGCGTCATTGAGCGCTATTTGCGGAAAGGTTCGCAGATTGCCGTTGTCGGTGAGTTTCGCACCCGCAAATGGCAAGACCAAAGCGGCGCGGATCGCTATTCAACAGAAGTGCACATCGACAAGCTGACAATGCTTGGAGACGCAAAGGGCGCTGGCAGCGATACAGGGGCGCAGCAGCAGGCAAATTACCAAAGCAGCGGCTTTGCCGATGACTTGGATCAGGACGTTCCTTTTGCGTCTGCCGACATGCGCTTTGAGGGCCGCGTTTTTTAATGCTTCCCCCACGCAAGCCCCAAGCAGCAAAGCGCGCCAAGCGGTTCGTATCGCCAGCGCATTGCAAGTTCGTTCGCTCCCACGCCTGCTGCGCCTGTGGCAGCTATGACCGCATAGAAGTCGCTCATGTCAGGACGGGAACGAACGGCGGCATGGGGCTTAAGCCGGGGGATATGTGGACAATCAGCCTTTGCAGCGATTGCCACAGTGAACAGCACCGCATTGGCGAAGCCTCGTTTGAGGAAAAGCATCAAATAGACATGAAGGAACTGGCGCGGGCTTTTGTGAAGGCCAGTCCAAAACGAATCGAATTGGAAAGGGCGCGTGATGGCGCAGACCGTTAGGCTAACCGGCAACTACCAAAGGTGGCTTGCCAAGGAATTGATAAACAAAGCCCCCGATAACGCCGTGGTGCGTATATCCGAGGCGCGGCGGTCACTGGAACAAAACGACAAGCTTTGGGCCATGTTGTCCGATGTGTCGCGCTCCAAGCCTGAAGGCCGCACCCATACGCCGGAAATGTGGAAGGCGCTGTTTATGAACGCCTGCGGCCATGAAGTGCAGTTCTTGAACGGCATCGAGGGCGGCAACCCGTTTCCTGTCGGCTTTTCATCATCGCGCCTGAAGGTGGCTGAAATGCGCGACCTGATTGATTTCATAGCTTCGTATGGCGACCGGCATGGCGTCAGATGGAGCGAGTAGCTTCTAACCCCCAAGGAGACACGGGACTAGCTTAAGAAGCGCCGTGTAGTTTTTATGAGCGCAAGGATTGAAACACGCGGTCAAGATAACTGGCAATATCGCCAAGGCTATCAATATGTGCAACGGGTTCCTGGCCCTATTATGCCGATGGAGCAATCTCCCGCCCTTGTGAACCGAGCCAAACAAGTTGTCTCGGCCCTTACGAGCTTCGGTCGGGGCTAACCCAATGGGAACGCGAAACCTAGTCACGAAGGCTTTGGCATTCAAAAAGCTATGCGTAGAGCAAGCTGTTGGGCTTGGGCCGGAGTTTCCCTATCTTTTGCGGCAATACAGCGCCGCACAAATACGCCAATGGCTTATAAAAGAAGCGCAGGAATATGGAATTTTAACCGTGCGCCCACAGGGAATAGGAGCAAAGCAATCAGATTTAGATTGCAGGCACGATAGGCTGTTTAACGCGCATAACGGGCTTTCATGGCAAACGCGCCAAACCGACAGTGGGGACTATGTTTGCAAGTGGTCGGGCGAGCGCCTTCTTACTTACTTAGCGTTGGAAAAATACCACATTTTCCAAATCTGCCGAGACTTGCCGCCAAAGTGCGACCGCTGTTCACGAGTGCTGGATTACACAAGCAAGCGGTTAGTGAGGAACGAAGGAACAATGGTTTGCACCGATTGCGTTTCGATGATGCGCCACCTTGCGAATTACAAAGTTTCAAAAGCGGAAGCCGACGCCGCTTTATGGAAAGAATTAAAGTCGGCTATTGCAGAAAGGCAAAAAGATGAAGCTAGTGCAAAACGAAGTAACCTCAACCGTGTCAATTCGCCGGATGCTTCTGGACGACTTGCAAAAACTGCGGTCGGGAGAATTGCGGAACGCAGACGCACGGGCGCGAGCATACGTCACCAAGCAAATCATCGACACGATGAAGCTGGAAGCCGTCGCCATGCAGATGCGCGTTGAAACCTTTGAACCGCTTGCCCTGCTCGATGCAGCGTAAATCCACATTGACGGGGAGAGTTTCGGCTCTCCCTGCCAACATTATGCCGATGGAACGCAAGAAATGGAGATTGTTCAAATGACTTGGCAGCCAATAGACACAGCGCCCAAGGATGGATGGCCAGTTCTGCTTTTTGCCCGCTGCCAACACGCAACTGCGTCCGGAATTGTAGTGGGCTGGCACTTGGAGGATCGGGGCTGGATTGAACTCTCGTTTACGTCTCCGGTTGGCATTGTGCCTAGCCACTGGATGCCCCTACCGGAGCCGCCCAAATGAAACACTGGCCTTCCCTTATGAAACTAAGCACAGCAGCCGCTTATTGCGATATGACGCAAGCCGAGTTTCTTAAAGCGGTGGCAAGCGGTGAACTGCCGCAGCCTGTTCTATTGAATGACAAGGAACGCTGGCGGATGACGGACATTGAACGCATTTTTGACGCCCCGGAGGACGTATGGCAAAAGGGCCGTTTGCAGAGCATATAAAATTCGTAACTGCCAAGGGTAAGCGTTACGCTTATTTCAAGACAGGCGAGTTTCACAAAGGCAAGCAATTGCTGCGCCCTTTGCCCGATCCGCGTTCGCCGGAATTTGGAACGAAGTTTGCGGCCTATCTGGCAATCAAGACCAAGCGCAACAATCGCGAACGAATTTACACCGTTGCCGAACTGGTGAAGGCTTATCAGACTAGCGACAGTTTCAAGAAGCGGTCACAATCCACGCAAGACACCTATGTCATATATCTAAACAAGCTGCTTGATGAATTTACCGACTTGCAGCGCGGTAGCTGGCCAGTCACAAAGATCACCCGCCCCGATATTCGCGAACTGTTAGAGCAACAAGGCTATGGCGCACAAAAGATGCAGCTTGCCGTGCTTAGAACGCTGTTTCGATATGGCCGCGAAAACGACAAGCTGCCACCTGACTTTGATCCGACAAAAGACATGCGGATTGACCACGAAGCGGCTGAGCATGAACCTTGGCCAGAAGCCTTGATTGAGGCGGCGCTAAAGACTGAACTGCGTTTGCCCGTCGCCTTGCTTTATTACACAGGCCAGCGGATTGGGGCCGTCGTGCGGATGCGCTGGCAAGACATCAAGGATGGGGAAATATACGTTCCGCCCCACAAGCGAACGCCGGAACTTTGGCTGCCAATCCATAGCAAGCTGGAAGCAATCCTTGCCGAATATCCAAAGGGCTTAACCACCATCCTATGCCAAGCCAATGGCAAGCCGCTAACAGCCGAGGCGCTGCGGATGCGGATCATGAAATGGACAAAGGGCTATAAACCCCACGGGCTACGCAAGAACGCCGTTGGAACGCTGCTAGAGGCAGGCTGCTCAATACAGGAAGTCAAAGCCATCACTGGCCAGTCATTGCGGATGATTGAGCATTATTCGCGCAAGCATAACCAGCGCAAGTCGGCAAAGCGGGCGATGGGGAAATGGGAAGCGAATTAATGCGGAAAAAGATTCCGTTTATTGTTGACATGCAATGCGGAATCATTTACCTGTCTGTTTATGGGGATTGACCCCGCCTTAGCAGGAGAAAGTAAGATGACCGCCACCATTAACGGCAAGACCTACCAAGCAAAAAAATCAAACGGCAAGTTTTTCTATTGGTCGCCTCGCGCTTTGCGCTGGTTGCCCGTAGCCAAAGCAAAGGTTGCGTTCTGATGAGCGCGCCTTGGACTTTTGACCTTGATCGAGAAGGGCCGTGCAACGGTGACGTTTTGGTCAAAACCGACAAGGGCCGTTTAGTCGCGTTAATATTTTCAACTGGCGATGATGCAAAAACATTACAGAGGGCGCGCAGGTTTTGCGCTGCCGTCTCCCCACAATGGTGTTGCTACTGTGGCGCTATAGTTCCCGAAGGTTCGGGCAATGAGTGCAGTTCGTGCAGGGCTGATTTAGAAGGCGCATTTGCGGAGTTTGAGAATTGGAAAAAACAAAAGGACGCCAATGACCCCCGCTGACTTCCGCACCGCCCGCAAAGCCCTTGGCCTCTCTCAAAAGGAGATGGCCAAGGTTTTGCGTATGGGCAATTGGGGCTGGCAATCAATCAGCAAATGGGAAAGCGATGACTTTACCGGTGACATTCCCGGCCCCGTGCAAGTTGCTGTTGAGTTGCTTATTCAGACAACGAACGCCCCCAAGCCTGCCAAGCCTCTAGCTTCGCAAAAGCCTGTGCGCTCAACTCCAAATCCCGAATAGGCGTTAGAACGTATCCTTCAGGAACGAAGGCAGATCGACCTTCTCCATCAATTCCGCTGGTGGCTTCGCCGGTTTTGGACAGATTGGCGTTGCCGGTGTTACTTCCAGCTTGTGCGCGCAGCCAGCCAGCAAGGCGGCGGTCATAGTCAACACGCAGTTTCTTTTCCAGTTCGCGGGCATCTTGTGCCTTCCTTTCGTTGTCCTGTTCAATGCGCTTCTTTTCGGCAATGGCTAGTTTGGTTGCCTGCTCCTGTGCCGCTTTGATGCTTGCCACGGTTTCGCGAAGGGCGGTGTTTTCAGCCTTCAGGCCATCCCAGAAAAGGAAGCCCTCTATCCGGGCTGTCTGCACCAGTAGCAACGTGCCAAGCAGGGCTAAGGCCGTGCCGTATATGATGCGCTTATAGTTTGCGATTAGGGCTATCATTTGTCGCCCTTCTGCTTGTCTTCAATGGTCACGCCATCTTTGCCAACGGAAATAGACCGCTTCACAAAGAGAGCGGTAAAGGCAGACAGGCCAAGCGTAATTTGAGCATGGGCAGCCAAGGCCAGCCAGAACGACAAGCCAGCGTCCTTGCGAACGATATACACGCCAAAGGCTGCAAAGACGGTCATTGTAAAACAGCCACCCAATATGGCGGCAAAGGCGGCAGCCCTGCGCCCGTCTGGTGTTGTCAGGTCAAACATCATAAATCCCTTGGATTAGCTGGTGCTTGGCAATTTCAAGATTGGCTATGCACTGGTGCGTATCGGTGCGGCCCCATCCGTAAACTTGCAGATCGCCGTTTTCATGGATTTGAACGCAGATGATGCTTTCCGTGCGAACATGCTCATCGGTTTCCGCTTCGATGTTGTCAGCCGTGCCGCGCAGCATTGATGGAATGTCGGCGCAGTTCGTTTCAAACAGCGTGATGATTTCGGCGCTCATTTGCCCCACTCCGCTGCAACAAGTGCTTCCTGAAATTGGACCGCGTAGCTTGCGATAAGTTCTGCGCGGTCCGTGCCATTTATGATCCGGCGCGCCGCTTTGAATTGGGCAAGCGTTGCTGTGCCGTTTGGCAGATAGTCCGCCAGTTTCTTGCCAGTGAACCAGCCCGCCTTCATGCCCTCCCGCATGATGCTTGCGGCAATGTCTTTATTCATTGCCAAGTCTGGATCGTTCACCAAATCAACACGCAGCTTATCACCGGCAAGGGCATAATTTACGCGCCAAGTAAGCTGGACGTAACCGCGCCCGCAATATTTCGGCCCGTCCCCTGGCGTTGTGTTGCCCATCTTTTTGGCCATCGTGGGCCGCGCGCCGGTTATGTCATACATGCGGGTAAAATATTTCGGCCCGCCATATTCCTTAATAGGCTGCATGGTGTGCGCTGTTTCATGGTAAGCTGTTCCAAGGGCATACGCGGCCCAAGAGACTGGCATTCCCGCCATCGCTTCAAGTATGGCTTCACAGCCATTTACCTCCCCCTCATCTAGCTTTGGCCCCAAAAGCCCGCTGCGGACGGCGGAAAAAAATACGCTAATATTGAATGACATATAGACCCCCAGCGTTGACATCCATGACGTTTCGTGTCATGTTGCAAGAATGGAAATTTGGAAAATTATCCCGAGCGCTCCGGAATATTCCGCGTCCAATCTCGGGAGGATAAAAAGAACCACTCCAGACCGTTGCGGAAGACGGATGCGGGTTCTGGTTCAAAGCATTAAGCGAAACGGCAGGGCGCAAGTGTCTATTTGCAGCGGAGGCAAGATTAAATCTGCGTCGGTGCATCGCCTTGTTGCCGAAGCGTTTATTGGTTGTCCGCCTGAGCCAACAGCGATGGCCTGCCACAAGGACGGCAACCCGCTTAACAACACGCCAGAGAATCTTTATTGGGGCGACCCAAAATCTAATGCGGCAGACGCGATTAATCACGGCACAGTTCAATTTGGCGAAAAGAACGTCAACGCAAAATTGAACCCAGATATTGTTCGCGCTATAAAAGCTGACCAACGAAGCAGCACGATTGCCGCACCAGAATACGGCATCGCCGTATCCACTTATTGCCGCATAAAATCTGGTCGGCTTTGGCGGCACGTTACTTAGGCCCTAGGATGCCCGCACGGACGTTTGAAAAGAAAACAGCTTCGTTCATGCCACCTGCTCATTTCTGAAAAAGGCTTTGTCACCGCGAACCTCGCAAAGTTCGGGCGGCAACAAGTCACCGTCTTTGAATGTCAGCACCACAAAGCCCGGACAGGCCGTAGGAGGCGCATTTTCCTGATATTCGGTCTGTGGGCCGTCCAGAGCCGTGATCGTGCCTGTCTGGACGCCGTAGCGCCTTCCACGGTAATCACCCCAAGGCTTGACTTCCAAAAGGTGCGTATGGCCGGTTACAATCGTAACCCCGCCCTTCATGGTGTTGTTATAGCCCGCATGGACGCCGCCAGCATGCTTGTGCTTGACCATCACAGGGTGGACGCCATCAGCATTGAACAAATGCGACCAAGCAAAATTCCAACCGTGGAAATGGTCTTCTAGCCGCCATCCCGGCAGCCCTTCATATTGGGGGGAGTTTTGCGCTAGAACGCGCTCAAAGCGGATGTCGTGGTTGCCGATGCTCCACAACCGTTGGCAGCCCTTGGGCAATACCGCTTCAATCTCGGCAACCCGTTCCTGACAGGCTTCCAGTTCTTCGCGAACAGATGGACGCCTAGACCAACCGAAAGGCGGGTGGCGGGACACTGACACCCCGTCAAAAATATCGCCGTTCAAGATTTTGGCTTTGGGCTTTAGGGCCTTGCAAACATTCAACAGGGCAATGTGCGCCGTGGTTACAATGTCAGGCCAATAATGGTGGTCACTGGAAACAATGACGCAGCCGTCTTGAATTTCGTGCTGGATTTCGCGGGGGAACGTCCAGCCAGTATCTAAAATCGGTGTGTGCTTTTCATATCCCGGCGCTGGCCTTGTGGCGAAGGTGTAACCCTCTTTTTCCATACGCCGACGCCGCTGGTGGACATTGGAAATATCAATTCCAAGATGTTGGGCAATTATCCTTGCCGATCCGTGCCGTTCCCATAAGGCGGCAAATTGTTCGCGTGTAACCTTTTCATTGGCAGGCATAACTACCCCTTGCTTGCGCGCCCGAAAACGAACGCCAGAAACAGAAAAAGCGTGAAGTTTGGCTGGTGCCACATCATCAGGACGGCAGCCGCAAAGGCTAATCCCCTGAAGGCGTGCGGCCCTGCCATCGGGCTTCTATCCAGTCGTAAATTCGGAGCAGCATCCATATAATCGTCAGGAATGAAGCAATAGACGGCAGTAACTTCACCAGCGCCCCCAAGGCGACAAATGCCGCAGTTGTGTCCAATAGATGCTTTGCGCCATCGCCCAGATGGTCAAGAATGTGATGCGGCCTCATGGTCACACCCGATAGCTGCCGGTAACGCGCAAGGTTGCCGCCGTATCGAGGGCAAGCGAAGCCGCCGTTCCGTTGTTGACCGATTGAACCTGTGCATTGGTTGCGTTTTGGTTGACAATAAAGTGGGCTTCCCCCGTGATGGTCATGCCATCAACATAAGCGGTGATAACAGACACCGGCTCGCTGTTTGCCGATGTGAAAGGCAGGCCGGTTACAAGTAAGTTGCCTGTTCCCGTATGGGCCGACCACGTCAGCGCGATGTCAAAAAACACCCTGTTACCAATGCGGGTATATGTTCCCGCCTGCGTTGAATAAGTTCCAGCGCCCGCCGTTGATGATCCTGCAACAACAGGGGTGAAAGTTCCTTCCAGATAAGCATCAAGCGTGGAAGCATTTGCCGACAGGTTAGGCGATGCAGGAAACTTGATCTGCCCTCCATTCGTGCCGGTTACACCCGACAAGTCAAGCATCCCGGCATAAAGCTGATAACGCCCGTCAAGTTCGTCTATGTTGTGATAATATCCGCCCTCGGTAATGAACCGCGTTACGCCCGTGTAGCCATTGCCGGTAATGTTCCATCCATAGGTAAGGCTGGTCAGAATGACACAATCCGCCTTGTCACGGAAAGCGTTGCCGGTAATAGTCACGCCTTCAACAGAACTTGCGCCGGATTGCTGAATGGCGATGTTAGAGCCGGTTCCAGCAAGAAAGGTGCTGTTGGTGATGGAAGCGCCTCTAAGGCCACCGCCACCAAGGCTAATGTCTACGCCGTTGCTTTCAAAGTAGCCTCCGACAATCGAGAAGCCAAAGCCGCCATTGTCGAACTTAACACCTGTTGCAAATGCCGAAATGTCAGCACCAACAAGCGTGATGGTCGTGCCAGCGCCGTTGAAGCCCACGCCGCCGCGCGCGCCGCCCGCAAGACGCAAGCCAAAGAAGGTGGTGCGGTTCGGGCTTAATGCGCCAAAGGTAATGCCGTTTTTAGCAGCAATGGTGCAGTGGTAAAAGTCGTTATTCCACGAGAAGTCATAACGCATTCCCGTTTCAATGAACGAGTCACCAGAAAGCGTTACATTTTCAAAATAGCTGTCTGTTAGCCATTGGCAGTCAATGCCATAAGTGTAAGCTGCCGTTGCATAAATGGCCAGATTGGCAACCTTGCAGTATTGAGCGCGCTTGGTTTGGTCAACTTCGCTGCCGCCAGTTGGCTTGCCAAACTGAATAATTGACGTTCCAGCAGTTGCGCCTTGGATATAGGTTTCCTGATCCTCGCCAATCAGTTCTTTGCCGAAAGCATCGGTGATAACCAGTTGGCTGACTTTGTAGTTTCCACGCGGGAAGAAAATGCGCGAATTTGCGTTAATCGCCGCCTGAATTGCCGATGTGTCATCAGTCACGCCGTCGCCCACCGCATTATATGGCGGGTCTTTCACGCTTTTCATGCTGGCAAGGCCGGTTTTGTAGGCAGCAATGTCGGCCATAAGCTGCCGAATGGCGTTGTTTACATCGCTGCGAACCATATTCTCGCCAACAGCTATGCCGCCAAGCGAAGTGTTGGACGCCGCTGAAGTGCTGTAATCAGAAATGGGCATTCACGTTTCCTCAACGAAAAAACCCCGCCAAAGGCAGGGCTTGGGGTTGCTTCGATTTTGTGTTATTGAGCGGCTATGGATTTATTTGCCGCGATGTTTGCAAAGGGCCTGATAGGCGTTGCATGGGGCGCATGGGCCGAATGGCGCGACCACCGAAAAGCTAAATTACTGCTCGATGAGCAAGGGGGCTGTTACCATGCCAGCCAGCCCCTTTTGCGTCTCCCGCCGCCCGAAGATGCCACCGATGCGACGGACGGCGGCGGGCCGCTTAACTAGCGCCGTTTGCATTCCCTTTTGGCCGGTTCGTGTGGAAAGGGCCGCCAAAGTAGCAAGCGAACCCGTCAAGAACGGGCTATCGGTGAAGGTTTCAAGGCCCACAGCAGAGCCACCAAGTGCAGTCGGCATGATAAACGGCATAATTCCAGCAAGACGATCCGCCGTGCCGCTGTTGCCGATGTTTGGCGCATTGTTCACCGCATAGCGGACAATATCAGGCACTTTATCGCCACGCGCCGCCGCTGCATCGCCGCCAAATTTCTTCGTATTGGTGGTGAATGCCGCTTGAAGCTGCTTTGGCGTAGGCGTTCCCCTTGCGCTTATTGTCGCGTTCTGGATCGGCTTGAGCATCGAATAGGCTTGGTCTGCATTGCGAAGGCCGGTTACAACCGTATCGCCACCACCGCGCATCATCTGGCCTTTAAGCGCATCCTGAACCATTGAGATGGCATCGCGATAGTCTTGCTCAAATCCAGGCTTGGTTGCTTCAGATTTGTAACCGCTAAGGCCGCGCATGGACTGTTGGTATTGCTGACCAGTCATTAAAGGATTAGCTGGAACTAGTTTTTCAGGATTGAAAATTTGGTAATGTGTGTCGGCCCCGTCATCGACAAATTTCAACCCATCATAGCCTTGTTGTAAAAGTTGGTCAGTTGAATACTTATCTGATTCGTTCCAGCCACCCAGTTTCAAGCGATTTTCGTCAATTGTTCGCTGGACAACCCCGCCTTTACCAGTGGCAGCAACCTCGCCGATATTGGGGTTGATTGTAAACCACGCAGACCCATCTGCTGATTTAGAAAGGTCAAAGCCATTTGTTTCAATATTACGTGCAGCTTCAGGCGTTGTGCCGTGATAAATTCGCACCCCGTTTCCGTCTAATAAAGGATCAACACGGCTTGCCATTGCTGCATCAAACTTGCCCTTAAGGTCGGGCGGAAGCGTTGAAGCTGCATTGCGGACATTGCCTAATTCGTCAAAATACTGCGCATCAAACGGAACGGTAACATTGCCAACGGCATTGTCATAAGCGCCAGAAATGGCCTGCTGCGCGCTTGCAAGCGGGTCTGCGGGGTCAATTCTGCCGCCGATGGGCTGCACCGCGTCTTCCAAAACACCGCGATAAACTGCATCCCTTGCCTCGCCACGACGGGCGCTCATCAAGTCACCCAAAATCGGGATGCTTTCCATGCGTTGCATCTGGCGTCCGACAATGCTGTTATTGCCCAAAGTTTCGCCAAGGGACAACGGAACGCCGCGAGCCGTCAGATATTGCACGGCAGGATCGGAAACGCCCTGAAAGCCTTTCTGAATGCCCTTACCAAGCAACTGGCCAGCGCCAGAACCAGCGGCAGCGGTTGCAGCACCGGTCAGCGGGTCGCCTTCAGTAATGCCGCCATAAGCAGCGCCATAAGCCGCATCAGGGGCCACCGAACGAACGGCATTGCCGAAACGCCCGCCACCAGTCAAAGCGCGGGGTGCAAGGCTGCGTGCAAGCGAGTTGCCAACAGCGCCGATACCTGACGTTGCGCCAACGATACCCGCCACATCGCCCACAAAGGAAGCAACAGGGCTTTGGTCGCGGATATATTGCATCTGTTCCGGTGCAAGCGCCTGCGGGATGCCAAAGGATGCAGCGTTAGCCGCCGTGGTCAATCCTGCGCCTACGGCAGTCTGCGGGGCGTTGTTGCGGAATTGCTCAAAGCCCGACATGGGAACTTCAATATCATCCACATTAACGCGGAAGTCACGCTTGCCAGTCTTGCGGAAATAGTCTGCCGCTTGGTTCAAGCCTTCAACATTGGTGTTGATGCCGCGCTGACCGAGATAGGCACGGATTTGATCAGGCGTTTGGCCTGCAATAATCATGCCCTTGACGGCTTCGTTTACGCCAGCCCATTCGGGATTGTTCACACGGCGCGTAGTGCTGCCATAGGGAACAAAGCCGCTAGGATCGCCTTGCGGGCCACCAAAGCTAGGGCCGGTGGGCAATGGATTGCTGCGGTCAGGGCCTTGCGGAGCAGGGGGGGTGTTTCCAGCAGGGGCAAGCATTGGGGCTTCCTGATCCTGCGTTATAGGAACAACATTTCCGCTTGCGTCAGGGCGGCCGCCAAGAACCGCAACTGCCTTGCCTTCTGCCAAGCCCGCCAGTTCTTCAAGGGCCGCAATCTTATCAAGGATCGAACTGTCATAATCTGACGTTGAAGGCAGATAAGGATCGTAAAGCGTGGTGCTTTCCGCGACCGTGTTGCCCTCACCGCCTGTAAATCCAAGGCTGCGCTTGACGTAACCGCGAGCGCGCTGTGCGGCAGTGTCAAAGCCACGATTGGCTGCGGTAGGCAAAAAGTCCTGAAGTGCGGCAATGCCTTGTGTGGCACCAGGCCCTTGTTCAAAACGCTCGCGAAGTTGCTTGGCAATGTTACGCAAAGCCACGGCATCGTTAAAGCCTTGGATTGCCTCGGTGCGCTGTGCAGCGGTTGCTTTATTGCCTGCTCCCGGTGCAGCAACCCCCGGTATCAATTCTGCGGTGCCGTCAGGCTTCCAACGATAGCCAGTTGGCAATTTAGGTTCGTTGCCATTATTTAGATCATCAAGCGTCTTTTGAATTTGCGCCTGCGTTAGCTGGTTTTTCAGCGCCGCGCCCTGCTGTTCAATAGGGTTTGCCCGCTTTGTGATAAGCGTGTTCGACTGCTGGCCGCCTTGCTCAACTACGCTATCCTGTTCCCACCAGTTTTGCATCTATTAATACCTTCCGCGTGAATTGCTTACATCGGGAGCCTTGCCCCATCCGGGGAAGGTTACGTGAATTGCGTTGCCGTTTGACGGGATTGCACGAGCGCCGGGATATTGACGCTTAACCATTTCAATTGCCTGCGCCTTTGTCATTCCTTGGGGAACGGCAAAGTCTAGGGCATCGCCCCGCGTGTGGGCGCTGTTCCTTGTGGTGGTCAGGCCTTGGCGAATTAGAGCCTCTTGATGGGCCTGCGTCCTGAAGCCGCTTGTTGGTGTTAGGCCTGCACCTTTAAGGCTGTTGATTGGGTTGAAATCAGGGGCGTTGAAACCCGCCAGTGACGTTACCGCCACTGCCTCCTTTGGTGCGGATGCTTCCATCTGGTGCGCGATATTGTGCGCCGGGTGGCAAGGCGTCATATTCGGCTTTGCTTGTCGGCGCTGCCGTCCCCTGCATTTGGCTTGGGCGGACATACTGGAACCCGCTATTTCCTTGCGCGTCAGTAAATGGCACGGCTTGGATTGGGTTGACTTCGTTTTCTACGGCGCGGGCATACAATTCACGAGCGCGGGGGCTGTTCGGGTCAATGCCTGCCGCAACCATGAAGCGCGTCAGTTGGTCTTTCGGGCTGTCGTCTTTCGGCTTGTTCTGCCATTCCCATTGCATGTCCTCACGCTTCTGCATACGCTGCTGCTGCGCCATGCGGGCGCGTTCTTCGGCATCGCGCTGCTGTAGGACGCTTTCTGTGTAGATGGGCGGGCCGTCACTGAACGTATCGCCAAGCGTTCCCAACACCTTCCAAAGCGCGCTATCCTTGCCGAAAAAGCCCGGCTTCTTGGTGATTTGTTCGACGCCTATGGGCATGGCGTTAGCCTGTGGCATTGCCTGCGATTGAGGCTGCATATCCATAGGATTGCGACGGCCAAAGATGCCTTGCCGCTGGAAACCTAGTGCCATTTACAGACTCCCATATTCGACGGTTGCGTAGCCTTCAATGACCGGGCCAAGCGCCCACGGTCGCAATTCAGCAACTTCATGCGCCATCACGCCGGTTTGGCGACCTTCAGGCATGAATGCGGCAATCTGGCCTTCAATCGGCAGATAATCCCATTCGTAAATGCCAAGGCCATCAGGCAACACGCCGACCTTTTCCACATTGGTCTTCAGTCGCGCGTCAGATGCACTTGCGGCAGTCGCACCGGCCTGCGCCATCTTGGCCATAAAGTCGGCTATGCTGCCCTTCT